TTGATTTATATAGCTTTTTCCTTGTTCCACCTCGATTCCAATTTTCGGTTCCGTTCCAACCCGATTTTTACACGTTCCGTCCCCACCGCCCCCCGCCTATCCCATAGATTCTCTTTCTCGCATACTCCCGCCTCGCTTCCACCCCCGCCCCTGCGGTACAAACGCTTTTGACCCACACCATCCCACAGACCGCAACACCGTTACATAAAAAAGTTATACAAGAGTATTGTAGTAACAGAAAAAAATGTTATAATAGAAACAAGTCGGGGAACATCCACAATGACCTCCGACTTAACGCTTCCGGGTCACCCGAAGCGCAATTCAACCTAGTTCAACTCAGTCAGGAGTCAGTCATGAAATCTGTGCAGTTCTACATCTCCCCCGCTTCTCCGGGGTTCGAGCAGTTGCCCCGTGCGGTGAAAGTCACGATTCGTAAGGCAACAATAATCCCACGTCCTGCACCTGCCCCGGTGCAAACGAAAACCTCCCTGGACACGGACCAAATCATTCGTGGTTTTGAGTCCGTCGACGACCCGTACGACGACGCGCATTACCTTGGCTCCAACAACATCGATGCGGATTTCGACATTGATGGCAGCTTGGAGTTTTGCGATTCCGACGGATCGGAAGAACTATCTGGCTTGACGATCGTTGAGCCAGCCTACGGCAACCCGCTTGCCATTCGCCGTTACTTGAACGGCTACGACATCCTGTAAGCAATTCACGGAGGAAACGATGAACCCCGAATACAGCGAATTGATTTACATGCTCAGGAAGTGCCGCGCCGTGTTGAACATGGCGGGTTACTACGACATGGTGGTTGCGATAGACAAACTTTTAGGAGAAACGGAATGAAGATCAGAACAAGCGAACTCATTGGCAATGCCCTGGACTGGGCGGTGTTGCAACTCGACGCGGAGAACCCGTCAAATGGGTTTTACTCCACGGATTGGGCCGATGGTGGGCCGATCATCGAGAGGGAAGAAATTGCCCTGGAGCCGATGACGGACAGTGACTACGGTGACGGGTGGTTGGCTACCCGCGTTGAGGGGCCAGCCGTGTGCATGGAGTTTGGGCCGACCATGTTGGTCGCGGCCATGCGTTGCTACGTCACGTCACACCTGGGTGATGAGATCGAAGTGCCAGACGAGCTAACCAAAAAAGTTGGTTCAAACGCTTGACCTACGTGTAAAGTTCCCCTATAATGGGGGCATAGACCGAAGTGTCGCAATACACAACGGCTATCTAGTCCTTCCGGTATGTCGGAAGTCCAATCAGTCATCAATCAGTCAGGAGTCAGTATGGGAACGCTCAAGTCCTTCTTCCACGATTACATCGCGGAACAGTCAGAGATTGATTTCTCTGCACATCCCTTCGCCCCGGATACGTGCTTCGTTCTGATCGAGCACGACGTCACCACCGGGGAAACCAAACCCCTCCACGTCTACACCTTCCGCGCCGATGCGGAGGATGCACTGCGTCTGTTCGAGCACGGACAGAAAAACTTCCACATTCCCGAGTATCTCGACTACCGCATCGCGGAGGTGGTGCAGTCATGACCAACCGAATGAAACCACTTTGCGCTGCGTGTGGTGACACGTTCAGCGCGGCACGTCGCACCGCCGGGTATCACTTGTGTATGCCATGCGGTGAGCAGCAAGCACGACGGTACAAGCACACCATCGTTCCGATGAACAAGAGCAACTACGTTGCAGTGACCGACTTAGCCCTTCTGACCCAACTGAACCCCAAAAGGACCGCATCATGAACTTTGAACTCAACGCCCCCCGCCATCTGATTTCTTTGGCTTCCTCCGCGCTCATCGTGAGTGTGGACATCAAGACATGGACTGCGACCAAGCAGGACAAGTCCATCAGCAACGAGGTGACAACATCGAAGAACGCCGACGCAGACGCTGCGCGTGTGACCAAAGTTTTGTTGTCCCATTCCCCCGAGCACAAGGCGCTGCTGAACTATCGGCAGACCGTCTATAACTGGCTTCAGCGTGAGACCTACGACTGGGCGGGTTCCATGCGGCTGCTGCCCACGTACAAGCTGGAGTCGTTCAAGAAACAATTCAACGACCACATGGCCGCGTTCAATGCGCTGCTCGACAAGTTCCTGGCCGCGTACCCTGGGCTCATCAGCGACGCTGCGTTCAAGCAGGGCGGGATGTTTAACCGTTCCGAGTACCCTGAAGTCCAAGATGTGCGCCGTCGGTTCAGCATGAAGTTGTTCACCCACGCCGTGCCTGAGAACGATTTCCGGTGCTCAATCTCCCAGGTGCTTGCCGACGACCTGAAAGAACATTACGAGGCACAGACGCAAGAGATTGTGGGCGGAGTCATGACCGATCTGACAAAGCGCCTTACGACCTACGCCACACGACTGCGCAACGCATGCGAGGAAGTGCAAGCCGAGGCCAACGAGGAAGCGAAGTCGGGCAAGGCCAAGCGCAGGAAGATTTACGAGTCCACGTTCGACAACGTGAAGTCGATGGTGGACATGATTCGTAACTTCAATCTGACAAACGATGCCGATCTGACGGAGGCCGCGAACAAGCTGGAGGCGATCCTGGCCACGCGCTCGCTGTCTGACCTGCGGGACAGCGCAGTCGCACGAGCCGACACGCGTGATGACCTGAACGACATCCTGAGCAAGTTCGCACCGATCAACGTGGCCGAGGTGAGTGACGATGAATAACGAGATGAAAGTAACGGTGCAAGCCAGGGGCCGATATGGCACTTGGTTTTATTACCCCGCGTGTGAGAAGGCCGAGCAGTTTCGGCAGATAGAAGGAGGCAAGACCCTGACCGCCCATGCTCTGAAGTGCATCAGACAGTTGGGCTACGAGATAGAGATCAATATAGAAGTTCCGACAACCCTGAATCGTTAATCACTGGAGAAACCAAAATGGCTAAAGTCAATTTCCGCACCACCGTTTCCTTGGAAGAAGCCAAGAACATCATCCGTGTCACGGGTGACGTGGTGACCAACATCATCATTTCCGAACCCGGTGTCGGCAAGTCCACGCTGCTCAAGATGCTGGAGGAGGAGATGGGCACGGATGAGTACGACTTCATCTACGTGGACTGCCCTGTGAAAGACATGATGGACATTGCCGCGTCCATCCCGAACCACACCACGAAGCAACTGGAGTATTACGTGTCGTCCCTGTTCAAGCTGGGCAATGGCAAGAAGAAGTGCATCATGCTCGACGAGTTCATGAAAGCACCGAAGCTGCTACAGGTAATTTTCACTCGGCTGATGCTTGAGCGTACGGTGGGCGACATCCCCCTGCCCGAAGGTTCGTACGTGTTCGCCACGTCGAATAACGCTTCCGATGGTGTCGGAGACGCAATGCTCGACCATGCGGGTAACCGTGTGTGCAAGCTCGACCTGCGCAAGTCCACCGCTGACGAGTGGAACATTTGGGCCACGAAGAACGGCGTGGCGCGTTCCATCCGTGCTTGGGCGGCGATGAACCCGAGAGCGTTCGCTAGCTATCTGGACGGCGATCAGGATGACAACCCATATATTTTCAACCCGGCAAAGGGCAAGCGTCAGTTCGTGTCTCCACGTTCCTTGGCTAAAGCGTCCGTGTTCGTGGATCGTAGGGATCAGTTGACCGAGAACGCGCTGACCGCTGCACTGGCTGGCACGATCGGTGAGGCTGCTGCCAAGTCACTCGCTGCGTTCATCTCGCTGGAGTCCAAGCTCATCAAGACGAGCGATGTCATCAAGGCGCCGACGACCGTCCCGGTTCCCGATGATGTTTCTGTCCTGATCATGATGATGTTCGAGGCAGTGGACACGATAAAGGTTCAGGATGATCTGAGCAAGTATATGGAGTTCGTGAACCGCATCAAGGCAACCGAGGTCCAGTCCGTGTTCTTCGTGATGATGCTGCGCACGAAGCCCAAGCTGGCCCGGTACAACATCGAGATTTCCAAGTGGGCCGTCGAGAACCACTACATCATGTGAGGTGAAAAATGAACCCCAAACAACTTGAAAAGATAAACGAGCTCATCAAGCGTGTAGCGACAGTATTGAGAGAGGACATAGAGAGTGATGACGGGTGTATCGATCCGTTGGATCACTTGACTGCACTCAGTCTCATGCTCTGCACATTCAGTATCGAAGCTGGGTTCAGCAGGGAACAATTCCTTGGCGGGATCACTAAAACCTACGACAGTGCAATAAACAACCGGGGGCGTCATGCAACTAACGACTGAACAACGCATCAAGAAGGCGCACGTTGCGCTGATGAAGCATCCCGAGACAGCCCTGTTCTCGGGTGTGCTCATGCTTGGCGAAACGTCCGTGGTGGACGAGGGGATCACTGCGTACACCGATGGACTCAACAAGAAGTACGGTCGCGCGTTCGTTGAGGCTATCTGTAAGAAAGACTCACAGTTGAACGCACTGGTGTTGCACGAGAACTTGCACATCGTGTTCCGTCACCTGCTGCACAACCGTGATCTGTTTGTCGAGAACCGTCAACGCGCGAACATGGCGGCTGACTATGTGGTCAATGATGTCATCACGCACATCAAGGACAAATCATTGGTCGAGCTTCCGGTAGGCGCACTTGTCGATGACAAGTATCACAACATGAACATGCGCGAGGTGTACCGTCTGCTCAAGGACGAGTGCGACGATGGTGACGGCGACGGTGGGTCGCAGGAACCGAAGCGCAGCAAGCAAGGTAACGGTTCCGGTGGGTCTGAACCCCAAGATGGGGAAGGCGGTGGTTACAAGTTCGACGACCACGACATCGACGGCGCGTCGCATGGCGCAACCGCAGAGGAGATCAAGGAGATCGACACCAAGATCGATCGTGCTTTGCGTGAAGGCGCGTTGTTGGCTGGACGACTTGGCGCAAATCTTCCTCGCTCGATCACCGAGTTGTTGGAGCCCAAGATCGATTGGCGTGCTGAGTTGCGTGAGTTCGTGTCGTCCTCGACCAAGGGCAAGGACGAGTTCACGTGGCGCAAGTTCAACCGTAGGCTTGTACCCAACGACATCTATCTGCCAACCGTAGAGAACGAAACGATTGGTGAGATTGTCGTGGCCATCGATACGTCAGGCTCGATCGACCAAGCGCAAATCAACGCATTCGCCTCGGAACTGGCTTCGATCTGCGAGGCTGTGGAACCGGAAGCGGTCCGCGTTTTGTGGTGGGACACGATGGTGCACGGTGAGCAGCGGTTCGCTGACAACTATCAGAACATCGGGGGAATGCTCAAGCCGCAGGGCGGGGGTGGCACTCGCGTGGGGTGTGTCTCTGATTACATCAACAAGCACAAGGTCAACGCCGAATGCGTGTTGGTGTTCACCGACGGCTACGTGGAGAACGATGTGAAGTGGAGCGTCAGTGCACCCACTCTGTGGCTTGTCACGCACAACAAGCGTTGGACGCCGCCATCGGGTCGGGTTGTAGCTTTTGAACAGTAACTTTCAGTTAGGAAACAGTCATGTCATACAACGACATTGCGTGGGTGTCATACGACAAACTCAAGAACCGTTCACAGGCCATGCAGCCGTACGTGAACACAACAGATACCTTCCCGCTTGGGGATCGTAGGTACTCGCACCGTCACTTCCGTGTGAGGAACGATGGTGTGTTTGAGCTTTATCTCGGCAACCGTGAAGTGATCAACGCCGGTCTGGAGTCACGACCGTCGAAGCGGGGAGGGGATAAGTACGCTGCGGAAGAATACGCTGGCAACTCTCTGATCGCGCGCGTGTACCCGGACAACTCGTTTGAGTTTCTCTCAAGACGCAGTGGTATGTCTGATCTTCTTTTCTACAACGCGCTGATCCCCAACACGCGGATCAACTGCAACAACAGGTTCGGTGGGGGCGTGATGACCAATGGAGGTGCGTCCTCGCACACGCATCCTCTGTTCCACGGACTGCGCGTGAACCTGAGTGATCTCTCGGTGCATCCCACGACAGACTATGTAACGTATCTGCCGACCCTGAACCGCAAAGAAGGCAAGCAGTTCAGCGCGGGGTTCGATGAGTTCCACAAGACGTGGCGCGTTCTGTTCGAGCCCATGCAGAGAAGCGCGTACTCTGAGATCGTGCGGGATTTATCCGAGGAATATCCCGCTGTGTTTACTGAGGTGCTCGGTTTCCACAAACAGTCAAACCATTACACGAACCCTTCGATTGATGGACAAGAACTGACCAACATGATCCTTGACCTGATCTCCAAGAAACGGTACGCCGATGCTGCGTTGGCCAGCCTTGGCTACAACTACTCTTGGGTGCTGTATCGCATTTACAAGAATCACAAGGAGAACATCAACTACATCTACAACTTTGATCCGACGCTTGCCAAGTCAATATCCAAGTTGACCGAGAACTGCATGAAGCACACGCCTCGGTTGTTCTCGCACCGCGCCATCGAGTCCGGCGCACCGTTAGTAGCGACCAAGTGGGGGCTGATCACCATGCTCAAGTCCACTGGCGAAACCGTAGTCCGTCTGTAATCACAGGAGAAAGTCATGGAGAACCTCATTTCCCACATCGCTGATCGTGATCGCACGATGAAGTTTTTTGAGTCAGACAACGCAAGGGTGTTGTTACTGAGAAATCTCGTTCGCGAGTTCTGCTACACCTTCAACACCAGGGTGGGCTTCCTCGCAAGTAAGGATTCAGACGGGACTGAAGCCCTCTACCGCAATCAACCGACCATCCCGATCTACACCATCGAAGGCATGCCGTGCGGCACTCTGAGGGTCAAGTTCGACCATGAGGGTGACTTCTACGCGTTCAACTCAAGCATGGTCTGCAAGGAGAAGGCGAGTGCTCGCAGTGACAAGTACACGCGCGACTCTACGACCGTCAAGGGGCTCATCAACGCAATCAAGCGCAACAAGGAGATTCCATCCCTGGAAGGTTGTATGACCCGATACAAGTACGGGATCGGGGACGCACTGCGCGCGACCTCTCGCGGCATTGATCGTCCGAATATCAACCTCTCATCCGAAGCGATGCTTGAACTGGTCAAGATGTATCTCGGTGAGACTGCGTACGTGATGCCGCACGACGACTCCATCCGTAAGGCGTATTCAGATTATCTTGAAAAGGCCGCTACGAACAGCGAGATGGAGAAAAACTTTAACCGCTTCAAGGAGGGGTGCAGAGGTATCGGCGTTCTCTCCACCGACGAGAAGCCCATCTATCTTGTGAGCGACATCACGTGGGTAGGGGACACGCCGAATGTCACCAATATAACCATTCACAAATCGCTGAGCGAGAACGAGCGCGTGGCGGGTGACGCCATGATGATCCGCACGTTCATGCAGGGTAACAACGGTACATCTGACAACGAACTGGGCGTCAGGACATCTGACCGTTACTACGCTGACATCGACGTTGCCACAGGCTATAACAATCACGAGTGCGTTTGGGTTCTCATCCCCAACCGTGGTGAATGAACGATCCGTGGGACAGACGACTCTATGCTCCGGTTGCCCATCCCGATCGTGATATGTATCGTGTTCCTGTGTGGGTCAGCGATGATGAGATCGCTATCGGCCTCGGCAGAGACATCTTTAGATACTACACACGCGCAAACGCCCCGAAGAAATTGAAGGCGGCGCTTGCGATGGTCAGCGCGTTTCCACAGGACAGCCGACCGGAGTGGGCGGTGAACCCGACAAGCGCGTACGTGCCGATGGACAACAGACAGAGAGACATAGGCTGGAGATTGACGGACGACTTCTACATCCTCGTCTTGGATGAAGAATTCCTCAACAATTGTTATCTGAGAGGATCAGGAGATGGCTGACACTCCCGAGAGAAAAGTTAAGAAGAAGGTAATCGATATTCTCAAACGGCGCGGAGCGTACTACGCTATGCCTGTGGCAAGCGGGTTTGGGAACGCGGGTGTCCCCGACATCCTCGCGTGTCTGAAGGGTCACTTTGTGGCGATTGAGTGCAAGGCCAACGGTGGCAAGTGCACGAAGCTGCAACTGTCGAACCTAGAGCAGATACAGCAAGCTGGGGGAACCGCCTTGGTGATCGATGAAACAAACATGCACGTATTGGAAGCAGTGTTGAACAGTATCAGCCCGGAGACAAAACCATGAACACGAAACTGTTGGAGATGGCGCGTAAGTTGTGGAACGTGGACTACGTTCCTTCCGAAGTCAATCGGCGCAACCAATTGAAATGGGCGCGTTCGATCCACAGATTGGGGGACAAATGGCTACTCGCAAAGTACGTACAAAAGAAAACCGGACTCCACTGAAGGAACCACAACCGAGCGTATGGCCCTTCCCGACGTACAAGGGTCAGCCGTACAAGGCTCCACGCAAGAAACGAATTAAGCCTTCCGACTACCCGGAAGCGTTGTTTTAGGAGACGAACATGCAACGAATGCAAGACGATGGACTCGACGAACTGGGCTGGGCCGCAGCAATGCTCGCGGCGCTGGGCTTTTTGTTCTTCGCGATTGTGTATTTCTTTCACTGGGCGGGGTGGCTATGAGTAGAGAAGACATCATCCGACTGGCGCGGGAAGCGGGGTTTGCTGATGGCGTGGTAGAGATTGTCGGGCTAGAAGGCTTTTCCCAGTTCGCCGCCCTTGTCGCCAAGGAAGAACGCACCCGCATCTACGAGATGCTGATCAAGATGCACACGCAGGAAGAGCGCCACAACTACTACATGTTCATCGCCAACATCATCAAGGAGTCGGCATGAAGTTGGTGGACTTCATCGCAATGGCGTGGCTACTGGCTCTGTTCCTGTGCGCGCTACTGTCGCCGTTCGTCATGCTTGGCATGATCATTTCTTACCTGTGGGGAGTGATATGAACCACATCGACCTGCTCAAACTCTGCCATGCCTATCTGCGTGGTGCGGAGATCAACGAACCAACCGGACGCAAGCCCATCGATCGTGACACACTTGCGCGTTTGATCAACCTTTACCTCAACGAACATCATGCCGTTCAGTCTCCCGAAGTACACATGGGACAAGGATCGTGAACTCTGTAAGCAATGCAAACATTACGAGGAACGTGCGCACAATTCTGGACACAACGCAGGAATTGTGGTCATGCTCTGCCACGCCAACCCGCACAAGGGACGAAGGGGCATCGGCAGTTGCATCGACAACCGTCATCGAGGACCGTGTGGCCCACTCGGCAGCATGTTCCACCCCATCAACGTCTACAGGAAAGGATTAGCAATCGGTGCAGACTAAGTGATACACAAAATCAATTGACATAAGTGTAAAGAGGGCGCATCATGCGCGTCCCTGTTTGTCTAATCCAGTAAGGAGAGTCTTTATGGCAACCGCCAAAAAACCCCGTAAGTCCCGCATGACCATCACGAAGTTCATTCAGTCCAACCCGAGCGCGAAGGCAGCAGACATCGCCAAGCAACTCGGTGTTTCAGTCGCATCGGTCTACATCGCGCGCAGCAAGCTCAAGAAGCTGAATGCCGCTTCTGCCAAGGCAGAAGGCGTAAACATCGACAAGGTGCACAAGCCCAAGAAGGTGTTCCACGAGGACGTCACGGCGCTTGCGTTCGACCCGAAGATGGATGTTCAGACCTCCCACGTTATTGACTTTGTCAATCACCCGCCTCACTACAAGGTGGGCGGCGTCGAGACGATCGACTTCATCGAGGCCAAGGGTCTTGGCTACAACCTCGGCAACGTGGTGAAGTACGTCACTCGGGCAGACCACAAGGGTTCCCGCAAGGAGAACTTGGAGAAAGCGCGTTGGTATCTTGAGCGCGAACTGTCGCGTTGCGCGTAAGAAGGGGGGCCGCATGGCCTCCCCTTTTTTGTCCAAAAACTTCTTTAGATAGCGGTGCTGACTTGAGTCTGATCACACTAGACTTTGAAACTTATTACGCAGATGACTTCAGTCTCACGAGGCTGACCACTGAGGAATACATACGCGACCCGCGCTTTGAAGTGATCGGTGTTGCGGTTCAGTTGGACGACGGCGAGCCCATGTGGTTCTCGGGCAACCGGGAAGAAACACGCAAGTGGCTGCTCCAGTTCAACTGGAAGGAGAGCGTCATGCTCGCCCACAACACCCTGTTCGATGGCGCGATCCTGCACTGGCACTTCGGCATCACTCCGATGGGGTTTGTTGATACGTTGTGCATGGCTCGCGCGCTTCACGGCGTGGAGGTGGGCGGCTCCCTGGCCAAGCTCGCCGAGCGTTATCAGATCGGCGTCAAAGGTGACGAGGTTGTCCATGCCAAGGGGAAGAATCGATGCCAGTTCTCTGCCGATGACTTGGCGCGATACGGTGGGTATTGCTGCAACGATGTGCGCCTGACGTACGACTTGTTCACCAAGATGTACCGGGGTCTGCCGATGGAGGAGTTGCGTCTGATCGACATGACTCTGAGGATGTTCACTCATCCGATGCTGTACGTAGACGAGGCAGCCCTACAGGAGCGACTCGATGCGCTGATAAAGGAACAAAACGATTTGCTCGACACACTCAAGGAGCGCCTTGAGTGCGAGACAGGCGAGGAAGTTCGCAAGAAACTGTCGAGCAACAAGCAGTTCGCTGAGGTGTTGAAGTCCTTCGGGATCGAGCCGCCCGTGAAGATCAGCCCGACCACGGGCAAAGAAACGTGGGCGCTTGCCAAAAAGGATGAAGGCTTCATAGCTCTGACGGAACACGACGACCCGTTCGTGCAACAGTTGTGCGCGGTGCGCCTTGGAACCAAGTCCACTTTGGAAGAGGGCCGCATCAAGCGGTTCATGGAGATTGGTCAGCGCAACGGTGGAAGCATTCCGATCCCCCTGAAGTACTACGGAGCGCACACGGGTCGGTGGTCGGGCACGGACAAGGTGAACTTCCAGAACCTGCCGAGCCGCGATCCCAAGAAAAAAGCTCTCAAGAAAGCCATCATTCCGCCCGACGGCTACAAGATCATCAATTCAGATTCATCACAGATTGAGGCGCGGGTGCTCGCGTGGCTCGCGGGTCAAGAGGATGTGGTGCAGCAGTTTGCCAACGGGCAGGACGTGTACTCCATCTTTGCCTCATCGGTATATGGACGGACTATCACCAAGGCCGATCCCATAGAAAGATTTGTGGGCAAGACCTGCATCTTGGGTCTGGGCTACGGGACTGGAGCGTTGAAACTTCAGCACACCCTGGCCACCACGCCACCTGGGGCCAAGCTCGACGAGGACGAGTGCAAGCGGATCGTCAGCGTGTACCGCAGCAAGAACCACAAGATCATCGACTTGTGGGAGGACTCAGACCGGATGCTGTCGGCCATGATGGAGGGCAACATCAAGCACCCCCTGCCGCTGGGCATGCACGAATGTGTCTACTATGACAACGAGGGCGTAATACTCCCTAACGGATTGCGCATCCGATACCCCAATTTACGACGAGCCGAGAAGGATGGCAAGTCCCGTATCGTCTATGACTCTCGCAAGGGAGAGGTCGGGATTTGGGGCGGGGCCGTGGTAGAAAACATCGTGCAAGCCCTGGCGCGGATCATCGTGGGCACACAGATGGTCGAGATCAACGACACCTACAAGGTTGTGCTCACGGTGCACGACGCCGCCGTGATCGTCGTGCCTGACGACGAGGTCGAGAGCGCCACGAATCTGATAATCAAGATCATGTCTACGCCGCCCGAGTGGGCCACGGGTTTACCCGTAGCTTGTGAAGCCAAAGTAGGAGCGACCTATGGCGACTGTTGAGAAATGGGAGTGCGGTCTACCGTACAACCCCCCACCGTTCGGTAGCCCAAACAGCACCACCTATTACAACTGGTGGAAAGCCGAGCGCGATCGGAGGTTGGCGGCGGCAGTCGCGGAGCATGCCCCTGACTTTGCGACGGAGAAGGCGGCGAGTGCCCTGCTGCGCAGGATATTCGACAACGAAGGCTGGACCTACGAAGAACAAGTGCGCACCAAAAGCGGCAAGGCGATCGACTTCGTGGTCGAGGGGCGCGACATCTACGGTGTGGTCGTGAAGTTCGGAGTCGAGTGCAAGCGCAAAATGACCAAGTACCACGAGGACGGGCTGGCCGCGACTGTCCTGGCTGACTATCTTGAACAAGCCGCAGCATACTCACGGGACTTGGAGATGCCTGTGTTCATCGGGCCGGTGCTGACCAACCGATCCCCGAGCAGTATGCACACCGGAGGTCGTAGCGTGGAGTCGGTGTGTGCGCTAAACATTTTTGGCGGCAGACTGAACGTCGGCACGCTGGTCGTCAACAACGCGCGCTTCCTCCAGTGGTTCATGATCCTGCGCGGCGCGGCCTTTTGGCAAAGCGGAAAATTCAACCAGAGCAGGTTGAATATGGTATGTTCTACGGGATCGAAAAAAGAGCGTAGGTCTATCAATGACAGTCAAGATTCAGTGGTCGTACTCGGGGCTCAAGGACTTCAAGAACTGCCCCCGCCAGTACAACGAAGTCAAGGTTCTGAAGCGGTTTGTAAAGAAACAAACCAAGCAGATGCTGTATGGAACGGAAGTGCATTCAGCACTGGAGAACTACGTCAAGGACGGAACTCCACTGCCGAAGAACTACGAGATGTACCGCAAGCAACTCGACCCGCTAAGGGAGATGGATGGAACTAAGTTTCCTGAACATCAGATGGCGGTCACCGAGAGCCGAGAGCCTTGCGACTTCAAGTCCCCTGACTACTGGGTTCGTGGCATTGCAGACTTGCTGGTGATCGACGGCGAGTATGGCTTCATTGTTGACTACAAGACAGGCAGCAACCGCTACCCCGATCCCAAGCAGTTGCAACTCATGGCGCTACTTGCCTTTTCTCACTTCCCTGAAGTCCAACATATCAAGGCGGGCCTGTTGTTCGTGGCGCATGAACACTTCGTCACTAGCGAATACTCCCGTAGCAATCAAGAGCGACTTTGGGCAGACTTCCACGGCGACCTAGAGCGCCTGCGGCTGTCGATGCTCAACGACACTTGGCAACCCAACCCCACGCCGCTGTGCGGCTGGTGTCCCGTTAAAACCTGCGAGTTCCACAAAGAAAAATGAAAGACACGATCGTTGACTACGCGATGCCCTGCATGAACGCAGAGCGCGCCCTGAAAGAAGCACACAACGCTGTGCTTGAGAATGATTACGACGCAGCCATCAGTGCTGCCATGCGCGCCACGGGCGAATGCCGTTTGCTCGTGGTGTCCCTCAAGGGAATGAAGGAGCAACAAAATGCCCTACGTAAACAAGCCACGCCCGTATAAGAAAGAGTACCAGCAGCAGAAGGCGCGCGGTGAACTCGCTGCGCGTATGGAGCGCCAACGCGCCCGGCGAGCGTACGATAAGAAACACCCGGACGATCCGAACGATAAGGATAAAACCGCCGAGTCCCGTGAGGGCAAAGACCTTGCGCACAAGAAGGCGCTGTCTAAAGGTGGAAACAACAAAGACGGCACGTTCGTGCAGAGCGCAAGCGGCAATCGATCCTTCAAGCGAGCGTCGTCAGGCGCACTGCTGTCCGAGGTCAGCAAGCGTGAACGAAAGAAGTAAGGGTTTTTCCTGCTCGACGTAACTTGACATTTTCGAGTTCGTCGCCACAATAAGCATGTCGGTCGTTAGGCGCAAGTGGACTGAGAGCTAAGGCTCATAGGGTTTCGCGTTGGCCCGATAACTGCGTCAGTTAGTCGGTGAGGTTTCTCCTGGGGGCCGCAGACCCCTCTTCCTTTGCTCACGTCTGGACTGACCGGCTTGGGGGGACCGTTTCCCCCCACTTTAGTCACATCAAGTATGGAAATAGTAGACAACACAGTTCTTATGCTCTCGTGCCCAAGCAACGTGGCACAGACGATCCGGGGGTACATCGACAAGTCACACATCGTGCGTGACGCAGACGGTGTAGCAGATGTCGCCATGTATTGGGGCATCGACGAGGTCCAGCGCCTCGCGAGGATCGCACCTGCATCTATCAAGATTCCATCTCCCATTGAGCGAGACTATCAATGGCCAGGGATGTTCCAGCCGTTCGATCACCAGCGTGACACGGCGCGCTTTCTGACCCTGCACCGCCGCGCGTTCTGCTTCAACGAGGCAGGAACGGGCAAAACCTCCGCTGCGATTTGGGCGGCTGACTACCTGATGAACCTCGGGCTTGTGCGCCGAGTCCTGGTGATCTGTCCCCTGTCGATCATGCAGAGCGCATGGCAATCCGACCTGTTTAAGACAGCGATGCACCGTACGTGCGGGATCGCGCATGGCTCAACTTCCAAGCGTGAGAAGGTCATCAAGGGCGCGTACGAGTTTGTCGTCATCAACTTTGACGGCGTGGGCACGGTTGAGAAAGCGATTGTGCAGGGCGGCTTCGACCTGATCATCGTGGACGAGGCCAACGCCTACAAGAACCCAAGCACCGTGCGGTGGAAAACGCTTTCACGGATCGTGAAGGCAGACACCTACCTGTGGATGATGACGGGCACACCCGCTGCGCAGTCGCCCATCGATGCGTTCGGACTTGCCAAGATGGTCAGCCCCGACAACGTACCCAAGTACGCAACGGCATGGCGTGACAAGGTCATGCATCAGGTGAGCAAGTTCAAATGGCTCCCGAAGTCCACGGCCCAGGCCACGGTGTTCAGCGCGTTGCAACCTGCGATCCGGTACGAAAAGGCGCAGTGTCTTGATCTGCCCGAGGTCACCTACCAGACTCGCGTCGTGCCGCTGTCCACTCAAGCCAACAAGTATTACCGCGAACTACTCAAGGAAATGCAGATTGAGGCGGCAGGGCAAACGATCAGCACGGTCAACGCAGCCGCTGCGCTGTCTCGACTGCTTCAGTTGTCCGGTGGCGCTGTCTACACAGACGACTCCAACATCGTGGAGTTCGATGTCTCTCCCCGCCTAGCGGTGCTCAAGGAGGTGTTGGACGAGGCAGCACACAAGGTGCTGGTGTTTATTCCGTACCGGCACACGCTGGCCCTGGTGCAGAACTACCTCAACGCCCAAGGTATCAACAACGACATCATTAACGGTGATGTATCTGCTGCTGAGCGCGGGCGCATCTTCAATAACTTCCAGACCACTGATGACCTCAAGGTTCTACTGATCCAGCCGCAAGCTGCATCGCACGGCGTCACGCTTACCGCAGCAGACACGATTGTGTTCTGGTCGCCTGTGATGTCTGTGGAGACATATCTACAGTGCGTTGCGCGAATCGACCGAGTCGGTCAGCAGAACAAGATGACAGTCATCCATCTCCAGGGGTCAGAGGTGGAACGTCGCATGTACACCATGTTGCAGAACAAGGTGGACATGCACGAGAAGTTGGTTGACCTGTTTATTGATGAACTTGAAGGAGAAGGCAATGAATGACGCAGAGATGTTAGTTGAAACCTATTTGACACTTCGGCGTGAGCGTGAAAGGATCAAGAACGACTACGAGTCGCGAGACAACGCGCTTAAAGACGACATGGAGAAGATCGAAGCGGCGTTGCTCGAAATCTGCAACGCCACCAACGTGAACGGACTACGCACGGCGCACGGCACTGTCACGCGCCAAGTCAAGGACCGTTTCTTTTGCACTGACTGGGACAACTTCAAGAAGTTCATTGAGACGGAAGGCTCGATCGATCTCTTGGAGCGCCGCATCCATCAGCGCAATTTCAAAGAGTTCATGTCCGAGAGGAAGGGAGACGGTCTTCCCCCCGGTGTGAATGCCTTGCGTGAGTACGACATCGTCGTGCGCAAGGCCCCGTCAACCAGTGAAATTACAGTTTAAGGACTTACCAAATGAGCAACGCACTTGCAAACATCCTCGGTTCCACCGACCTCGTTGAACTCGGTCTTGATGACGATACCAAAGCGGTAGCTGGCGGTTCGATCAATAGCACCAAGCGCATCTCCATCGAGGGGCGTGTGTTCCGCAAGATCGTGGGCGGCAAAGAGCAGTCAGTCAACACGCAGAACGAAATGCCCATCATCTTCGTGAAGATGGCGCACGAGGCATCACGCACGTTCTACAACAGCACGTACAAGAAGGGTGTGAAGCTCGCGCCCTCCTGCTGGTCGAGCAACTCCAAGACCCCCGACGCAGACGTCACCAACCCTCCCGCTGCATCTTGCGCTGAGTGCCCCAACTCGGTCAAGGGTTCGGGACAGGGTGGTCAGGGTACGGCTTGCCGTCTGTCGTGGCGCACGGCGGTGGTGCTGCCCAGCGACCCCAGTGGTGATGTGTATCAGTTGGTACTCCCCGCTACTTCTGCCTTCGGCAAAGAAGAAAACGGTCGGTGGCCGTTCCGTCCGTACATCCAGATGCTGGCCAACAACAACGTCTCCGCAGGGCGCGTTGTGACCAAGATGGAGTTCGACATCAACAGCCCCGTGCCGCGTTTGTTGTTCTCCCCGATGGCTGCCGTTCCTGCTGATGTGCGTGATGCCGTTACGCGTCAGGGCAAGACCCCCGCCGCCGAGAACGCGATCAAGCTGACTGTCTACAAGGCAGACGCAGCATCCGAGGAAGGCACTGCCCCGGAGCAACCCGCTGAGCCCACCGTGCGCGAGGTCAAGCAGCGCGGCGGCGAAAAGGCCGAGGACGTGAGCGACATCGTCAAGAAGTGGACTAAGAAGTAATGCCGTCCAAGTACAGTGATCAGTTGGCTTGCGCTGTACTTGGCGCAAAGAGCACGTCACCGTTGGGAATGCGCCTTGGCAGAGTCTGTGTCGAGGCAAATCTCCCTGCGGTGTACGTGGCTCAAGTCCTGGGCGTCACACGCATGACGATCCACAATTGGTTCAGAGGGAGCGAAATCCGCAAGTCACGCACAGACAAAATTGTCGTGCTGACCAAACTGATTCAGGAGGACTTGGCAAACGGGGTATTGCCAGCGAAAAATTTTGCAGATGCTCGGGCCTACCTTCAGGAGATGTGCGACACGCCGCTGAAGCCTGTCGTTCAAAAGAAGGTCTGATTGCATCCTGTTGTAACGGCGGAGGTGTCTCCGCCTTTTCGTCTCTGCGGACATGAACAAACAATTTTTCGAGAAAATCTTTCCAACGCAGGGCAACGTATGTGTAGCAGGAATCGACAAGGACGGCGTAATCACGCCGCGATTCACAGCCAACATCGACGATGCACTGAAACTTGCACAAAGTTTCATCGACCGACAGGTCAACGTGTACTTCACGCCGGGCACGTACTCGGGGTTCAGACGCAAGCAGGAGCAGTGCGTCTACGTGAAATCGTTCTTCCTCGATCTCGACGTAATGCACGGGAAGGTGAAGTACGACACGAAGAAGGACGCGCTTGAGGACATCGAGAAACTTGCCACCGATCTGAATTGGCCGTTGCCGGTCATCATCGATTCGGGCGGCGGTATCCACGCGTATTGGATTCTTGACGAGGCGCTTCCCGCTGCGGAGTGGGACAAACGTGCCGAGCAGTTCAAGCAACTGTGCCTGGACCGCAAGATGAAGATCGATGAAGCCGTACCTGCGGACTCAGCGCGCTTGATGCGCGTGCCTGGTACGAGCAACTACCGATACGACCCCCCACAGGAATCCGAACTGCTGACGGAGGTTGAGACGCACCCGTTGAGCGTATTCCTAGAGGCACTCGACACGGTACAACTGCCGAGCAAGTTTGTATTGAGCGACGTCGAGAAGGGTCTTGACGATGACACGAAAGCAATTTTTGAAAAGCGCAACGGCAACTTTGAATATGACTTCGCCAAGATTGCGCAACTCAGTCTGGAAGGGGACGGATGTGGCCAAATCAAATACATCCTCGAAAACGCAGATAGTTGCCCGGAGCCACTGTGGTACGCTGGACTATCTGTCGCCGTCAGGTGTCGTGATGGCGGTGATGCCATACATCTCATGTCCGAGGACTACCCCGAGTATTCCTACGACGAGACAGAACGAAAAGCCACACAGTCCCTCCGAGAAGCAAACTGGGCTCACGGATGCGATGCGTTTGCAAAAGAAAACGCTGACGGATGTGCCGGATGCCCACACAGAGGGCGCATCACTGGGCCTATCGAGCTTGGCAAACTCATCCGAGTTGCATCACAGCCCATTGACCGAGATGCTGAAGAAAGCCCAAAGCCAGAAGATGAAGCGGAACCAGTTTGGTACCCACAGAATTCCCAAAAAATTCTCGTCTTCCCAGACTTCCTCCAACCCTACCAGCGAGGCGTCAACGGAGGGGTCTACTTCATGCCCCCACCCAGGAGAGACAAAAAAGGGAAGTTGATTCAGGACGACCCTGAACTCGTCACGCCCAACGACTTGTACCCCGTCAGGCGCATCTACAGCGCGCACGATGGTGAGTGCCTCGTCATGCATCTGCATCTGCCGAGGGATCAGTCGCGTGAATTCTTGCTGCCGCTGAAGGACGTTGTTTCATCTGAAAAGTTGAAGTCAACGCTGGCCAGCAACGGTGTGGTGTTTGAGCCTACACAGGCCAACCGCATGGCAAGCTACCTCATGAAATGGACGGCATATCTCGTGGAGACACAACGCGCTGACATCATGCGTGTCCAGCAGGGCTGGACTGAGGACAACAAGAGTTTTGTTGTCGGGACACAGGAAATCTCAAAGAACGAAGTGCGGTACTGCCCCCCGTCGCCGCTGTCCAAGGGCGTCGTGCGGTTTGTCAACGCAGTCGGCGAATTCGACGAGTGGAAGAAATGCGCCCAAATGTTCAACGATCCGGGCTACGAACTCCACGCGTTCACGATGCTGTGCGGGTTCGCATCACCTTTGATGGCTGTCACCAACGTCAACGGCGTAACGCTTTCTCTGTACAGCGAAGGCCCAGGCACCGGCAAGACGGGCGCACTCTTTGGCGCGATGAGCATCTGGGGCAAGCCAGACAAGTTGTCGGTCTATGAGGGTACGGGCAACGGCTTGATTCAGCGCATGATCACCAGCAAGAACATCCCGTTTGCGCTGGACGAGCAGGGCGACCTTGACCCCAAGGTTGTGTCGAGTCTGCTGTACAACATCAGTTCCGGTCAGCCCAAGATTCGCCTGATGTCCTCGACCAACCAGGAGCGTGAGGCAGCGTTCAACACCAACCTGATCGCCATCATCACCACCAACAAGCCACTGCGCAGTCTGCTTCAGGAGTACCGGGCCAACACCAGCGCACAGAACGTGCGACTGCTTGAACCCGAAGTGCGCATTCCGGGCGTCAAAGGCTACGAGTTGGACACGCCGCGCGGCAAGATCATGTTTGATCCGTTCAAGTACAACTACGGACACGCAGGGCCGTTCTACATCCGGGAGATCATGAACAACCTACCTGCGGAAGAACTGCGCAGACTGGTGGACGTCGAGTATTTGAAAGTGGCTGAACGGTATACCAAGAACTCGGAATACCGTTTCCTATCGAATCTGCTGGCCACGACGCGGGTTGCTGGTGAACTTGTCAACGAGATGGGCATCGTGAACTTTGACCTTGACCGCGTGTTTGAGGTCGTCGGTGCCGAGTTTGGCGACATGATCGTAGGCAGGAAGCGGGACGACGAGTCCGGCAACGAGGACATTGTTGGTGACTTCATCAACAAGAACATCCAGAACTGCCTTGTCATCCGTGACGGCAAGGTCACGATGGAGCCGCGCAACGCGCTGCATGTCCGCGCTGAAGTAGATACAGGGCGTATCTACATCTCGACTTCTGCGATGAAGCACTACCTTCGGGAGATCAAGGCTGATCCGCGCCAGTTTGAGTCGCGGCTGAAGCAGAAGCAGATTCTGGTGGACAAGGTGCGCAAGCAGATGGGCGCTGGCTGGAAGGACGCGCTTGGCTCTACCAACGTCAATGCGTACGAGCTTGTAATGGACTCCTCACACCTGTTCGATGTCAAAGAAGAACCCAAGTGAGGCTCCGTACGACGAGCCGACGTGGCTGTTCCCGTACTCAGGCATGAGTATCGGGGACAGCTTTTTTATCCCAACTATGAAGCCAGCCTACATGACGTACGTCATCGATACGTCCGCGAAGAAGTACGGCATCAAGGTCAAGATATTCACGACAACCGAGGACGGTGTCCTCGGTGTCCGTGCGTGGCGGATTACTTAGTGTTTTCCTTGATCTCTTCAAACGTCTCAAGAATCTGCCGCTTGATCGTGTTCTGAATCTTCACGATCTCTTCGAGTTGCGCTTTGCGCTCTCCAATCGACAGACTAGTGTCAGCGCGCACTTTGTTGGCTGCTTCACGCATCAAGCGCAGAGGGCCGTTGACCTCATGGTTGTACGCCTCGACCAACGCGTACTTGTACTCGTTGTTCTCCATGAACCTGTCCAACAGTTCAGGCTTGTTCTTGAGTGAATTGATTTGGCGTTCGTAGCCCTTGATCTCGTTCTCGGCCCTGCTGAACTCCCGTGCGTCCACGTTGGATTTGCCGCCGATGAAGCTGCTCAGCAATAGAGTGTCGTTTTTGACGTCGAACTGTTTATCGGACAGTACAAGTGCGCCGATGTTGACGCCCGTGGAGAGCATCTTGGCCCATCCATCGAGATAGTTGCTGGCGAAGAAGTACAGCGTGTTGGGGCTGATGTCCACTTCACCCGTCGTCGCGTCGAATAGCGCACGGGTAGCCATCTTGTACATCTCGGGGATGTTGTCGCCGCCCGTGTAGGCATCGCCGTAGCGTGACTGACGGTTGTTGTAGATTTCTCTGCCCAGACCGTCGATGTTCATCACGTACTCGAAGAACGGACGAGCAGCGGACGGCGTAACGGAATCAAGCGCAAACGCAGGGAAGTTATCCAGCGGGCTGATGCGCGAGAACGGCAGCGGCACGAACGAGTCGAGGCCAATCGTCACGATGTTCGACAGCGCATCGCCGAGGGTCGCACGGCCCATGACAGCACCAGCCACCTGAGCGCCAGCGGCTGCGAAAGCGCCCGGCCCGAAACCCCACGGAATCTGCAAGAACTTGTCAGAGCCAGGGATCGGGAACCGAGCGTAACGGGTCCAACGCGCCATGTCATCGGTGGCCACACGGTTGCGTCCCTCATCGTCATCGCCGCTGAGCATCATGGCGATCATGAAAGTCGCCACGCCCATGCCTGCCAGACCGAGCGTAGTGATACGCGCCGCGCGCTGCTTCTCTTTCATCGCAGCCACAGCGTTGTCGATGTCTTGTTTGGTACGCCCCTTGACGCCAGCCTTGGCTTCTGCCTCCGCTTCAGCGCGGAACGCCGCCTCATCAAAACCGAGCGCAGGAGCAAGTGCATCGATAGCGCGCACCGCGCCCGTTGCAGCAGGACGGAAGAACATGAACAACGCGCCCATTGCTTTGCCGTACTTGCCGACCTGCTCAAAGTTGGCGAGGTTCTTGGAATACTCAACGGCTTTTGCCTTGGCTTCCTCATCGGACATGCCACGGGCAATGAACTCGTCCTTCATCACACGATACGTTGACGTGCGCGCAGAAATTTCAAAAATGTCGTTGTAGGCATCAAAGAACCCTGTGATCTGGTCCTTGGTCTTGAGGATGCCTGAGCGCCCAACTTCCTTGACGAGATTATCGAGCGCACCCTTGGCAGCAATGCCCTGGAGATACGAAACACGACCGCCCAGTATGATGTACTCCACAATGTCGCGGTAATACTTTTCCTGCTGATTTAAGTCTTTGTACGGTTTGGTGCCGCCAGCAAGACGCTCAATTTCTTTAAACTTGCCCTTCTCATACAGATTCAACAGATTACCTGCGCGGTACAAACCGCCTTGCGCTACGTCAGCAGACACGGCAGTGATCAAGCGCCCAGCAACGGTGGGGCCAAGTTCAGCACTGATGATTCCAGCGTTTGTGAACGTGTCGCGCACAAAGTTCATAGGCGCAAACGCGGGGTTGAAGCGCGTATGCACTTGCCCGAGGCCGCTGGTGAAGCCGTTCACGAAGTCAAGAATCGGGCTGCTCTTCCTCCAAGTGCGCCGAATGGCTTCATTCTGCTTTTCGTCGTTAATCTGATAGACCTCAATCGTCCCATCGTTGTTGTAATGGAAGATTTTTTTAGGGCCGCCAAACTCTTCCTTTTTCTGGCCCTTCAGATAACGATCCTCAAACTTGATCGTGCCGACTTTTTCACCGTTAATGATCTTGTCGTTGATGGCATTTTTGATAGCCAGGGTCAAATCCCTGCGGCCTGCGCGCATCGCAGCGGTGGCACCGTCAGCAAGGGTCTGCAATAGTGGGTTTTCGGATTCCGACTGACGCCCCTCAAACGTGTTTTGGTCATCTTGCAGTTCGCCACCAATGTACTGCGAGTCGAGGTTCAAGACTTCATCGTGCTGAGTGCGCCCAGGCTTGCCTTTGAACGGGATGTAGTTTTTGTAGCCGTAGAAGTCAACGACGTTCTGGACGGGCTCAGACCAGTAGTGCGACGCGGCGTTGAGCGCGGCGGTCTTTTTCTGAACAGCCTGAACAGCATCAACTACGGCATTGATCTCGTTGGCTAGCGCGGGCTTGTCAAACAAGTCCTTGATGCGCTTGATTTCTTCCGGTTTGCGGTTAGCGATGACGTTGTATTCAGCGTCATTAATGTCGGTCTTTTTAGCAAGTATCTTGGGGTCTATCGACTTGTCCATGTACTGCATGTTGGCCACACGATTGCCGTAAGCGTCCTTTATGAATTTGCCATTAGCGTCTTTAGCAAACACAAATTCGTCAATTAACTGTCGCAGAGCTTTGTTCCGTTGCTCACGCTGCTGCTCAGGCAGACCTGAAGGCTGAGACAGAATCTCAAGAACTTTTTCCCGCCAAGCGTACGGAGACAGTGCCAATGGATTGCCCTGGGCGTCAGTGAACCCGGCAACCGTGTACTTGGACTGCTTGTCCAGCGGCACATTCCGCAGGAACAGCACCTCGCGGCGCTCAGGCTCGTGACGTGCCTCAAGGATCAAATGCAGATCAGCAAGTGCTTCTTCAATAGTCCGACCGGCAGCCTGCGCGTAGCGTTCAACGGCGGCATCTACCGCCTTGGCCAGCGGAGAGATGTGACGTGCGTACAAGTCAACAGCCATACCAGTTGAACGGCTGATCTGGCCATAGACATCATTGAGCCCTTGGCCCACGCGCTTGAGCACACGGAACAACTCCGCGCGCTCAGTTAGCCGCTTGATGATGCGACGATCGTTTTGAAAGTCACTAGCCAGCCAATTAAGTCCTTCTTTGGTAAACAGTCTACGGATGATGGCCTTGGCGCCACGCTGTTTGAGTTCAACTTCACTGCGGAGTTCTTCTTCCGTTTTCTGTTGAACCGGAGGAACAGGCGGGGCTTGAACGGTGGTGGGGGCAGTGGCAGCGAGTGACGCACCAATGCTTTTCTTGCCAGCAAGCTGCCTGATGTTGCCTTCTGGTGCGGCGAGCAAGAACTGAAACGCAGCGGCAGTCTCAAGCAGAAGATTGCCTTTGTACCCTGGCTCCGACAGGATTTCCCGCTTGAGGTTCGTGATGCCGCCCTTGGACGTCAGGCGCTTTTCTTTTTCGATCTGCTCTTTTGTAGGGCGGTAGCCCATCTCGCTGAGGTCTTTTTCAACGGTCTCAGTGGTGTCAAACGCTTCTGTTTCAGGCGTGAATTCACGCGCAGCTTCAGCACGTGTTGCACCTTCGTCAGTTTTTTCTTTGTCGTAGCGCTCAACAATCAGGCCAGTCTCGGGGTCTATGACTTCAACTGGGCCACGTCCTTCTACCTCTTGTTTTTCCGGTACAAGAGTCTCTTTGACTTCTTCGCCTCTTTCTTTCTTACGCGCTTTGGCAGCGTTGAGCTTCGCTTCTTCTTCGCGGAGCTGCTCATCCGTCTTTTTGGTGACGCCAGAACGCACAACGACCCGGCCAGTCTTGGGGTCTATGACTTCGATTGGAACAAGAATAGTTGTGCGAATCTTGCTAGGCGTGAACAGTTTGTACAACTGCGCCAGCGTATCCGTGAAGTAGTCCCACGCCGTCTTGAACATGACGTCGTAGTCAAAGCGCCCAAGTTCACGGCTTTCCCTGACCGCAGCAGAGAGTTCAACTTCCTTCTTGGTAGCGCGTGCGGCAGGCTCAAGCTGTATCCGAGACAACTCGTACTGGAAGTCCATGTCGGTCATCGCATAAGCAATGAACTCGTACATGTTCTCGAACGCATTTGGATACTTGGAGCCAATCCTGCTCTTGGCCAGAGCAGCGACGTTGATCAGGTGTTCGACAGCCCGACGCGTGCTCTCGTCCAGTTTGGACGGATCAAGGTAGAACTGATGGATGATCTTGACTGTTGCTGCGTGCGTCAGTTCGTGCAGAACAGTTGCTTCATCAAATCCGTTTTGCCCGATGAAAATCGTGTTGGTATCAGCGTCGTACCGGCCAACCTCGTCAAACACCATGTTCGGGTCATACACGACCTTCACATTCAGCGCGAACTCACGCATCGGGCCACTGCGTACGCTCAACAGTTTGGTGGCAAGATTCTTGAAGACTTCAGCCGATACCTTCTTGCGTTCGCGACGCAACACACGGTCATACGAACTCATCAGCGCGCTGATGTAGGTTTCGCGCTTTGGCTTCGGTAGAGTGCCATTTGCACTCGTGCTCAAGTAATCCAGCACGCCTTCAATGTTGCCCTTGAAAAGCATACTGAGGACTTTTGGCGGCAACAGTGCGCCCTTACCTGCGGGCTGCGCTTCGCGCTCACGTCTAGCCTCTTCAATCTGCTGCTCTTTGACCGTACGTTCTTCAGCGGAAAGTTCGTCACGTGCCTGCTTTTGCGCAAGTTCCTTCTGAACCTGCTTCTTCACGGCGTTGAACGCCAAAAACTGTTCAGCAGCAGAATCAGTTTTGTTCAGTTGAGTGAACAGCCGCTTGCTTTCTTCGGACAGCGTGTTCCAGGCAGGGAAGTTATAGGACAGCCCGCTCCTACGGCTGAATGCATCTCGCTCGCGGGTGTAACTCTCTTGTGCCCTAACTTTGCTGATTTCTCCCGCACGATCTTCCGGTGTGGCGGCACGACTCTCAGAACGCTTCTTCTGAAGATAGTCAGATAGAGCAATCGCCGCTTGGTCATGCTCTACGATCGTGTTTCTGTTGATGTTGTTCTGAAAGTAGACGCGTCGCTCGTCGTCAGTCAACTCCCTGAACGCTGGCAGTTTTTCGTCTTCTTCGGCAGACTCGTTGTACGCTTCACGCGTCTCTTCGTAGAGATCACGTTGCTCCTGTGGGGGAAGATATTTCTGTTCCTCTTTGAGTTGCTGCGCAGCAACTACAGGCGCCTCAATTGCGGTCAGTGGTCTTGTTTCTACATCAACCTGTACTTCTAATTCTTTTTGTATTTTTGCTGCTTCTTTGACGCGCGCAGCAAGTTCACGAGAAGTCTCGTTTTTATTACGTTTTAGTCCTAATGATTCCGCCAAGCTATCGACAAGTTTATCGAGCTTGATTTGCTCTTCTGTACGCCTTGCTGTGCCAGCAGACGGCAAGCCATCGTCACCAAACAGTGAATCTATTTGGTCAATAATTGATTGTGACTTTGTGCCTGCTGCACCGGTAGGGGGTCCAGCAGGAGGCGTAGGAGGAGTTGGGGGCGCAGGCGGCTTGGGAGGCGGGGGCGGTGTGGGTGCTCCGGGCGGAGTTACTGTAGTTTGTGTTCCGCCTGCTCCTGGAGGAGTCGCTGGAGCGCCCGCTCCAATATCACCCACTCCACCGGGCTGAGTTCCTGCAACTCCTTCGGCAACTCCAGCCGCAGGGGGCTGTGCAGAAATCTGAATGCCTGCTCGACCTGCTCCTTCGACAAATGCTCCAACATCTTGTGCTCCTTGTGTAGCCGTCGCGGTAGCCGCATCGATTTCTGCTTTTAATTTGTTGTACTGTTTTTTGAGTCTGAGCGACCTGAAAAAATCTGGACGACTAAGTTGGTCGCCCTTCGCTTCAATCTCTTTGAGTTTTTGCTCTACCGTAGCAAATTCAGCTTGCTTGGCGGTGAGTTCTTCAGGAGACAGTTTGACAGCAGGCGTCTCAGGCGCACGCTTGGGCATCTCATCCGTAACAGAGCCCGTTTCAACTTCGCCAGGAGCAGGCGGTGCTTTCGGTTCAGCGCGGCCAAATGCAACATCCGTAGCAGCGGTGATACCCGCACCGCCAAAGCCGCCCTTCAGGCCAGCGTTGATGAATCGCTCAAAGTTCTTCTCACTGAAGAACTGCTTGTTCTGGTCAACGAACTTCTCAGCCGCTGCGCTGGACATCTCCTGCAACGCTTCCGTTGCGCCTTCCGTAGCAAACCCCTTGAGCGCACCGACTCCGGCGCGCTTGTACCACGCACCGATGAGCGCATCTCTGGTCACACCACTGATGTCTGCTTTGCGCAGAATGTTGATGGGCGTGATCGCGTCCAGCACTGCGTTGAACGAACCCGCGACGAGCGCCGCACCGATGTCCTGTTTGCCAGTCTCTTCGTAAATGTTCTGGTAAACGTCAGGAATGTTTTGTACTGCTGAACCTGTTACAGCACCAGCTACTTCGTACTTGAGCGCCGTTTTGCGCGCAGCATCAATGCCTTCCTTCAGCGCCGTTTCACGGATTGCCGCAAGGGTTTCTTTCTCGATGCCGTACGCGCCTGTCTGGGCGACTGAACGCGCTGCTTGTTTGGTCAGTTCGCGCTTCGCCGCCGCTTCAGCGGCTTGCATTGCCGCAGCCGTGGCCGGGCGCGCTACAACTGCCGCCGCACCGCCAGTCAAAAGGCTTGGAATGATTGACGGGATTGCCTCAGCAATCGCTTCCTTGATGTACGTTACAGCGTCGCCAACGCCCTTGATGTCCTTGTAGGAAGGAACTTCTGCGGGGTACAGGCGCTCAGTTTCCTTCTGGTACTCAGCCGCCTCTTGCATCTGGCGGCGTGCATAGTCCTCTGCACCAATCATCTTGCCCAGCATGGCTGGGCCGACATCGGTAACAAGAGAAGCAATCCCGCGTCCACCACGCATGACGGACGGGAAAAAGCCAGTCTGCCCTTTGGGTTCGGGCGGCGCTACAGCTTCGCGCGCTTTTGGCGCTGGAGCAAAAAAGTTCCTGGCGTAGAGGTCTACATCGCTTTGAGTAAGACCTGCGGGACCCTCGAAGAGATGTACTTTTCCTTCGGGGTCCTTGAACTGATACTTTGCCACGGTTTAACCTTCGTCAGATTGCCCACCAAGCGTACCGAGATACTGGAGTTGTGGCAACACTGGGGCCAGCGTCTGCTCGTAGAGTTCCTTTTGATACGCCGCAAGGCTCGGGTACTCTTTCTTAAGTTTGGCACCGGTGTACGGATCGTTCCACGCCTTGAGCGCCTGTTGCTGAGACTGCCGTGCAATTGCACCCTTGACTTGATAAAGCGTGCGCTCCAATCCTGTATTGCCCGCCCTTGCGCGATCTGCTGCAATGCGCTCACGCGCTCTGTTAGCCCGGATTTGTTCGTCAAGCGTTCTGCGCTGAATGTCAGCCTGCTCTGCCGCCTTGATGAGCCCAAGCGCCGTTTGCTTGTCGCCACGACCGGCCGCAACCTTGGACTGGAGCATCGCCACCTGCATCTGCTTGCCAAGTCGGTCGTATTCACGAACCATTTTGTCAGTGTCTCTGACCGACTCAGTGATGGCCGGAGCCGCAGCACCAGCAGCGCGAAGTGCACCAAAAACACCTTTTCCTGCTCCAACCTGTGAAGCAGCTTTGGCCATTTCAAATCCAAATGCAGAAAGTGCGTTGCGCGTTCTGCTCTCGCCGATTTCCTTGGACTTGGCCTTGATGTCGTCGATCTGCTCCTGCATCGCCTTGTACAGCGGGGCGTCTTCTTCCTTAAAGAAGTTCAAATACCTTCTAGCTTTGGCGATTTCGTCTTCAGGGCTGCTACCAGTTACCTGCGCCATAGCAGTACCGACCGTCGTTGCGGGGTCTGCCTTTTTACCGCCTTTGGGCGCAGCAGGAGCAGGAACGGGCGGGCCACCACGTGACGGAACTTTGGCAAGCGCAGCCGCCGCTTCTTTTGCATCAAATTTTTGATACGCAGCGGGAGAACCGCGACCAGACCCAGTACCAGTAGTAGCCGTGTAGTAGGGATCGGCCTTGAATTTAGCCATCAACTCAGGGTCATTACGCAGCCGTTCTTCATTCGCAGCCGCCCAGTCACGCGCAACTTTTGCCTTGCGGTATTCCTCCTCGTCACCAAACATGTACGAAAGAGGTCCGGTCTTGCTGCGGATAGGCGCAACTGTTTTTTCGTATTCGACGCCTGAAGACGGGCGAAGTTTGCCTTTGATGTAGTCAAACACACTAGAGATGTCTTTGCGAAGCGCGGAACCGCCACCGCCGCCTTCATCAATTGCCTCTTCGTCTGTTACCAAACTCCGGTTATTTTCTTCAGTAGGCTCCGCGAACGACACGATGCCGCCACGCCGCATGCTCTCCTCGGAGGGCAACATCTCCTCCATGTTTTGAGGCGCAACGCTGGCAAGCCCACGAGAATAGGACGCGGCCTCTGCGCGCTCGCGCAGTTCATCTTGCAGCATCTCGGCCTGCTTCACATCACGGCGGTCGAGTGCGTTCTTCAGAGCCTGCTGGAGTTGCGCGTTGCTCAGGCGCTTGATCGCGCCTTCGACGTAGTTGTCGCTCGTAACATCTCCACCGTAGGCCATGCCCACAGCGCCGCCGTCGGCGTACGAACTGACCGTGCCGCCTTCCTTCTTCATCAGACCGTACGCACCGAGGCCCAGACCAGCCAACGTGCCCAGCGTGCTGGGCGGCTGCTGATACACAGTCGCACCAGTTTGCATCAGTGGCACGCCACGGATGATGTCGGACATGAAGCCCAACTGCTTGTATGGGTAGTTCTGGAAGTTGAGGAAGTCCTGATACTGCGCGTTGTAGACGTCCTGTGCACGCTGCTGTTGCTGCTGGCCGTACTGTTGTTGCAGTTGGTTAATCGCCAAGTTCTGCCCAAACTGCGTCTGCCCTAATCCGCCAAGCTGTTGCGCGGCTTGCAAACCGGTTTGCAACCCCTGAAGGCCCAGACCCGCGCCGTACTGACGTGACTGCTCGCCCAACTGAGCGGCGGCTTGGTTGTATTGCGCACCGAGACCAGCCTGCTGCATCAACTGACCGTAGCCAAACTGACGCGACTGCTCCGCAGCCTGCTGCGCCTGCATCCGAGCCTGCTGATTGGCAAGCTGCGCTTGCATCCGTGCCTGCTGTTCGGTGTTGAATTGCTGCGCCGCTTGTTGAAACGCGCCCTGCAATCCACGAGACTGGATGTCACCCATCTGCGTGGCGAGGTTGCGCTGCGCTTCGGCATTCTCAATAGCCTGACGCGCACCACCAAACGCACCGGCACGGGCAAACTGCTGACCGCGCCGAGTACCAGCAATGTCCGCCATGCGCTGAGCTTCACGCTTCTCGATGTCCACCACGTTCTGCATGTAGGGAGACATGTACTGACCGAGTGTTCCTTCGCCAGTCAACGATTGCGTGCCAACGCCATAAGCAGTAAAGCCCGTGGGGCGATAGGTATCTACTGGTTTGTAAAAGTTGGCAAACTGCGACGGCGCGTATTGGTCATAAGCAAGTGCCCGCAACCCAGCGGTTCCTGCCATAGCTGAAGCGTCTGTCAACTGAGGCGCGGCTTCCATCGCCTGAGCACCAGCAAACGCCTGCTGTTGCAGCGGGGTGAACTGCGCGAAGCGTTCACCCATGTACTGCTGATACGGGAACTTGGAAAAGTCCGTCAGCGCCTGAGCGCGACCCAACAGGTCTTGAGCGTACGGTGCAACCTCTGGCGCAAAGCCGACTTGCTGCTGTTGAATCTGGGTCGGAATGAGATCAGCCATGATCGGTCCTTATGCCGGGAGGTACTTGTCGGCACGGGTGTTCTTGGCCACCTTGCCTTTGCCCATACTCTTGGAGCGAGCGCGCTGCACTCGATCCATCATCGCATACAGTTTGCGCGCACCAGCTTCGGTTGAACCATTACCCAGTTCAGACACGATGCGGGCGGGCACCACGAACTCGCCATCAGCCAGCCGAGCAGGGCGCTTGCCGCCGATCGTTGCGGGGATCGAATCCGACACACCATCGCCAGGGCCGCGCAACAGCCGGCCACCATCGGAGTAGCTGCCGAGGTCAAACTGGCCACCACCCGCAGCGCCGCCGAGAACCGCGAGCGAAGACAAACCGCCACGAGCCATGCGCGGAATATCCTGCGCCATGCCCCCAGAGGCTCCGCCACCACCCTCGTAAGTAGCGGGCTTGGCCACCAATTCTTCGTAGTACCCCTTGCGCTTCTCAGTGGGCTTGCTACCAAACTCTCTGTAATGAAACTGGACGTACTCTTCCGGCGTCATTGTCTTGGCTTGAGGATCAGTCTCGTACGCCTTCTGTACATCAGGGTTGGCGTCAAAATAGAACGCAGCCAGATCAGGATACTGCTTGCCACTGGGGTCTTTGACGGACGGCACTTCCTTGGGTACGCCCTTGGAAACCGCGTCTTGATTGCCAGTCAAATTAACAGGCTTGAGGTCTTGATAGGTGCTGGGGATGCCCATGACTTCACGGTACGAACGCATGATCGGCCCACCGCCAGGAACATACGGCTTGATTGGAGCCGGGCCACGACCCATCAAATAATCGTAAATGCCCTGCATGCCGGGAGACATGTCAGTAAAACGGAACTCGTTGTACGCAGCGCGCGCCTGCATCTCAGGAATGCCACGACTGTTGGCGAACGCGACAACATCCCGATACATCGCGTTCGGGTTGCTCTTCAGATAGTCACGAATCAGTCCAACCGCTTGGCCCTGTGAATACATCCGATCAGTCGGACGAATATCCGTGATAGTGGGCATGCGCGTAGCGCCGCCGCCTTGCTCGTACGCAGTCCGCACTTCATTCATCGTCTGCGCTTTGGGCTGGAACGGGGTTCCAATCGTCACATCAGGTTGAGGCGCAACGTACGGGGGGATGACTGTGTCACCGCCAAAAGTCACATCGGCAGGCGTACTGACCGGAGGCGTAGGCGCTTTTACACCGATGTCCCGAGAAATCTGTCTAATTTGGGCTTCAATCTCGGGAAGAGACAAACCAGCACCACCGGCTTGTTTCGGCTTTAGCTGGTTCATCCAATAGTTCAGACCTTCCTGCTCCACATCCCGGTTCAGGATGTTCCGGTAAAGCTGGTTGATCTGCTGTGCTTGCGGGCTTGTGATTGCCGCATCAGCGTAGCTGTAGCCCGCTGGGGCAGTACCGGAGATGATGGCGGCTTTGCTTACATCCACCGGCTCGGCGCTGAAGTTGTACCCGGCAGTGCTCAGGTTCAACGGAGCGGGTTGCGCTACGGCACGAGCAGCATCGATCTGCTTGGCCAGCATGGGATTGGCAGCACGCACATCCTGCACAACTTGATTGAAATTGCCCAATCCTGAAGTCATCCAATGTTTGATGGCTTCATCATTTGGGTTCAACTCAGCGAGCGGATTGGCCTTGTACGCAGCCAAAACTTCTTCTCGTGTAGCTTTAGGTGGAGGGGTTCCCCCGTTGGCCATACGCACCACGGGTTCGCTTCGCTGAGCAAACGCAAAGTCTTCGTCGTAGGGTGTACCGCCGTCAGCCAAGTGACTCATCAAGCCGCCACCGGCTGCACCGGGAGGGGGACCGCCGTACAAACTAGCAAACCCACCGCGCTCAACAAACTGTTCAGGCGTATACGAGCCAGCGCGTCGAAGATTGCCGTACTCATCGATTTCGTACGGGGTAACGCGTGCAGTGGGTGACGTCATCTGAGTGACAGTCTTCGGCATTCTGGACTGCATGTCTTGCGCAGCGGCTATCGGCCCAGCGATACCGGAAGCTGTTTGGATCGCGCCTTTTGCGCCTCCAAGGGCATCCATAAACGCAGTACGGCCAGCTTCACCTTTTAGGCTTTGAAGCCCAGCCATAGCACGATCACTGAAACTGCCGCCAAGACTGCTTCTTGCCGCGTCAGTAGTAGCTTTTTCAATGGCCTCTCGCTGAAGCTGTTTCAAAACTACATCTTTATCCGCGCCCGTTTCAAGCATTAAACGAGCAACGTCGCCTTCAGCAATAGCCGGAATGCTTGCTCTAGCGCCTTCCACCGCCGCCGAGGTACCCGCACTTGCCAAAGCACCAGCGAGATTAGAACCGCCATAAGCACCGAAGCCCGCCATCAGGCCCTTGCCCAAGTCCCCGGTACGCAGAGCTTCAAAGCCGCCAACCGCCAGACCCGCGCCCAAAGGAGTGCCGAGGAACGCTAGAGAAGTGCCCGCAGTGAGGGGGGCAAGTGCTGCGCCAATAATCGTCGGCAGCAACGCTTTAAGGAAATTTGCTTCCGGCAGACCCGTCTCAGGGTTGATGGTCAACTCACCACCATTCGCCACTGCCAATTCTTGCAGTCCCCGTACTTCACCGGGCGTCATGTGCACAAGTACGGAATCACCGTCACGCCCTTTACTGGCGAGGTGTTGTGCTGCGAGTTGCAGGCTCATGTGGCCCCCTTGAAAATGGTTAAATTCATTTTATCGACTGATCTCTTCCCAGTCCAACGATCCCAACACCTGATTCCCGTTTGTTGCCGCCGTGCAAGCAAGAGTCAGTTCATAGGCTGTGGCTGTAAATGGGTCACGCTCCAGTTGACTGGCAAACAGTGCTTCTTTAAGGATGTCAACACTGTTGGAGCCTTGATTGGAGCCTTGGAAGAAGCCTGTTGCCAGGATGCGCCCGGTGCCCACGGTAAACGCCGTTCCGGTAATGTTGTACTCCACCGCCGAGTTCGTCCCGGCGCTTACCCAGGTGCCGCCCGTTGTAGTGCCAGACGCCACAACTTCCCACTTGTAGTTGGCGTTGTTGGTGATGCCAAGGATGGAGATTGCGGTCAGGATGACGATGGCATCAAGCCGGGTGCTCTTCAGTCTGATCGAGACAATGGGGTAAAAAGTCCCGGCAGTGGTCAAAGTTGTCGGGGATGTGATCGTGTTACCGGCAGTCAACTGGGCACCACGCAACTCATAACCACCCTCGGAGATAACCGTGGAGCAGACCTGCTTGAGCGTGCTTGCACTGGCCGTGGCGGCAGTGTTGGTCATCTCGTACCGCAGGGGCAAAGACGCCGTGGTGATGTAGGTCGTGGTAACGAGGTTGGCGTGGTTGAAGTTGTGCGCCGGGACAAACACCCCGTCGATGATGAACCCCATCCGGCAAGTTCCCAAGCCCAACCACTCAATGTCCATGTACAGAATCTGCGCCTTGGATGCGTCAAGCGTGATGCCTGACGGGCCGGTTCCGTTTAGAGGATCTTGGTTCCAATCTGCCTGAGCCACGCGGGTGTTTACAACGCTACCCGTCACGCTGCTGCGCTCAACGAAGTACAGATCCGACCCCTCGCGCTCAAAGTAAAGACCGTTGGCCGCACCGTAATAGCCCACCCGCTGACGCAGATTGGCCTTTGCTGTTCCAAGCACAAAGGTGCTCATCACCAACAGGCTCTTGCCCGGTTGGTACGAAAACACCTTGATGGTTTCGCGGATGATCTGGTCGCCGTTGGCAGTGCCCACAGTCAGGTTGACCAATCCCTCATTTGCATTGAATGTGGCGGCAGCAGTGCCGGTGATGCTGTTGGCCCACAGGTTGTTGTCGGCGTATCGGTGCGACGAATCAAACAGCGTCAGCGGATTACTGACCCGCATGCGCCCGAAGGCGTCTACATTGGTGCCGCCGATAGAGACTGGGATTGGGGATTCTGTAGCCACAATGCGCCTCAGTATGGCGTCAAGCCGGTTGAAGTACAGACGCAGGACGTTGTTGAACTGCTCGTGATAGCGAGACTCATAGTCCCGTGGGGCCAGAGGCAGGTTGGGTGGCGCAGGGACAATTGCATCTTCAATAAGGAGCGCCATTTAGCGTCTCCCATCAGGACGGATGTCAATACGCGGCGCGCCTAGCTGCCATGCCGTACCGAGTTGGTTGGAGTCGATCTTGAAGATCATCTGCCGCCCACGCACGCGGGTGTAGATTTGCCCGGTGAATTCCTCGGTGATGACGTACGTGCTGCCTTTTACGACCGACTGCCCTGCGTTGTCGATGCTGCCTGAGCCTGAGTTGTACAGCCCATAGAGCGTCATGTTGACTGTGGGCGTGTTGGCCGTTGAATTTTCAAACGTCAGATCAGGCAGTATGCGCCACACGAACCCGAAGTTGTGCCCGTCACCAATGTCAAACTCGGACGACGAGATGTAGGCGTTGATGGCCGCAGGCGTACCTGTTTCGTTATTGTCCAACCCCGACTCGTGATCAACGAGGTTGTAGTTGTAGGTTGCAGCCAACGGGTAGTCGCGCAAGCCTGAATCCAGCCACGCCGTCCTGGCCATCGTGCCGTAGTACCAAATCTTCTCCAGGTAGTTATAGACCACGTACTTATCGACGGTCGTGGAGTTAGCCGAGCAGTAGAACCACCAGACTTCGTTGAAGCCTTCGTTCGTACCGGCGTACACCTGCTGCGCCTGAGCCTGATTGAAGTCGCCAAATACATACCGGCGCAGGTCACAGGGGAGCGTCTGCACCCGACCGTCGTAGGCGTAAAACTTGTCCACGCCCATCCAGTACACGATGCCCGAAGCAATCGCCGCAGCGTTCTGCCCCACGATGGAGATGTTGTCGCCCAGAAGCTGAGCGCCCCAGAAGATCGGCGCATCCAGATACTGAAGCGAATACAGCGACGAGTCAGTGAACACCACAATTTCCTGACGCGCTTGAATGGCGGTGACAATCTCCGAGCCGTGCGACAGACGCAAACTACCAGCTTGGTTGGTTGCTGAAGGTGTCCAGTTAACAGCGTCTTCTTGATCCGACCAGCGAATCAACATGGGATCAATAACCGCCGATCCGTAGTCGTTGCACCCCATCGCAAAAACGAATCGGTTGATGTCGGACACAAAAATGCTGTTCTGGATGGTCGGCACATCCGAAGCCCCGGACAACGAAGAAAGGGCCACGCCCCGTACGTTTAGCCCAGTCGTCGCATCCCAGTAGTACATGCCTCCCTTGCGCGGGCCGAAGATCAAATCTTCGCCAAAGTTGGACTGGCTCCACAAGCGTAGACTGGTCTGCGTCGTACTCGGCGTGCCCACACTCCACGCTCCAGTGCCCCAAGTCCCAGCGCCCCAACCCGTCAAAGGCACCACTGTTTCGGGGCCGACGTTGATCTGGAACGCGGCAGAGACTGCTGAGCCCCCTGTAGCGCCTGCCGCCACAACCGAAGGTGTGGTGATCGTGAATGTGTTGGTGGTGAGCACCGTAATTTGGAACTCGGCGTTTAGCACCGAAGCGTAGGTGCCCGTGACCCCACTGAAGGTAACGAAGTCCCCAGTGATAGCGCCGTGCGATGCCGCCGTGACCGTCACCGTAGTGGTGCCGTTGCCGGTAAACGGGTCGGTGCCTAGCGTGACCGTAGTGCGAATCGGCGTGATGTCGTTATAGGCTCCGCCGTTTTCAATATAGAACTTCAGGTGCGTACCGACGCCAACAAGGTTTTGGCTGGTCAGCGTCACCCAGTTCCATAGGGATCGGCAGACGCCAAGGAAAGTGTTGCTGGAGATGCGCTGCCAGCCGCCAATGACCTCGGGGTTGCCCTGGCGAAAGCGAACCTTGTCGCACTCGTACCAACCGCCTTCGGTGGTGTACCGCGTGTTTTCGCGGTTGACTCCGGGCTTGAAGAGTATTTTTTGCAACGGCATGGGCTAGTCCATCAAAGCGCATTCAGCTTGGCGGCGTTTAACCAAGCCGGGAAGTACCTTGCCGCCGCCTCGTGTCCAGAGCATCAACTGCTCCTTTGCCGCATCCCAGTCTTGGGCGTTGATTTTCCGCCGTAAGGTCGAGGTTTGCAAGCGCCCAACCCCGAGGTTATACGCGAAGTCCACGATGGCGTTGAATTTGGGCCAGTCGTTTTGGGTCATCGCCAGGGTCAGCAGTATTGGGCACTGCCGCACGACACCGGGAGCGTAGGTGTGGAGCAGTTCAAGTTTGAGCCACTCCTCTGCCACCTGCCGGGTGATGGGCGGGTCATCCATCGTGACCTTGCGCCCGTCCGGCCTGAACACCGTCCCGTACCCCTGCGTAGGAAATCCAGCGGGGCAGATATACGGGTAAACCAGACCATCCTGGCCTACCCGTGCAAGACCCTCAAACCGCTTGCAGAGTTCTTCTGCAATGCTGAAGTTCATAGCCCACGGGCCTTCAGCGTTCTATCGAGGAACCAATAGTTGATCGTCCCGCTGACAAGCGCCATGAAGTCTGCGGTCATCATGGTTTCAAAGACTTCCTTTGGCACGGCACCATTCGTCCAGGCGTTCCAGGCGTACCAGAGATGCACAAACGACCACAGCAGGATCACCCAGTATGTGACCACCGGGCGGACAGAAGCGGACAGGGATGCCGCCCAACCGCCTGCGGCTTTTGCCATCTCGGCTTGTTGGTTGATAGCGGCGTTGAAGGCGTCCATCACTCCGGTGTCGATGGCCCGGTCGCGCTCGGCTCCAATCTCGGCCAGTTTCTGCTGCCCCCGCAGTTGCTCCAGTTCGCACTGGCGACTGAACATCGCCATCTCGTGTTGGCGCTCATTCTTCTTGTCGAAGAACTTCAGGACTTCCGGGGCCAGACGGAAAAGGCCCCCAAGCAGGGAGCCAAAGATACCGCCGCTAAGTAGTTCAAGCATGGTTACTCCCTTGCTGTGGTGACCACATCATCACCCTTGGACACCGTTACTTTGTCCCCTTGCACTGTCACGCGCATGGGTTGCTCGGGCTTATCAAGCCGGTCGAGCTTTTCGATCAGGGTCTGAATGACCTTGAACTCGGGCTTCTCCTGCTTCTCGGCAGTCCCGGCAATGCCGTTCATCATGTTGATGAGGGCCACAAGCGCACCACCAATCATCGTCATCACGGCAGTGATGGCAGAGTCCGACAGGAAGTAGGAGGAACCAACCCCGATCAGTACGATCAGGGTGATGTAGAAAAGGCCAAATCTGCCGATGGACTTACCGGCAACTTCCTTGGCTGTCTCGGCGGGCTTGATGTCTTCCATCACTTGCCTCCCTTAACCATCTTCTCGCGCTCTTCAAGCAAGCGCACTTTGACCTGGAGTTCGTTGATGTGCGCCATCAACTGCTCCTTCTGTGCGGCTCGGCGCTCGGCGCTGATGGGGCTGTCCGTTGGGATGCCTTCCTTGGTGATCAGGGCAGGCATCTGCCCTTCGATCTTGGTCAGACGCTCAGAGAAGGACGCAACCTGCCCAAGCAGCCACGCAATCGCAGCCACCACGATGGGGATGATTGCCTTCAAAACATCTGACCATGCCATGATTTACTCCAGTATCACCACCGTGTCGGTGTCATCAAAGAACATCATCCGGCCATAGCAGGCGATGTTGTAGTCCTGCCCGTTGGCGTCCAGTTCAGTCCAAGACCGTACCTCAATCCGCACATGCTTGGCAAGGATTTCCCGCCCGTTCTCAAACACGCGCCAGACATGAAGCATGGAGCCACGACCCGGTTGTCCTCGTGACTTGTTGAACCGGATCGTGTACTTGTTCACTTGTAGTTAATGAATTTGGCAATAGAGATTCTGTATGCGCCTTCTTGCCCCTTCACAGGATTTGCTCCGTGCATAGTGCATCCGTGAAACAAAACCAACCTGTTTGGTTTTGGCTCTATTACTACATCATGCTCTGAAAATATAAACTCTCCCCCGCCTATATTTCCAATACAGTCAAACCAAACTGCCGATAATATCGAAGCATCGCGGTGTTGGTCATAGTATCCGCCATCGCTATAGTAATTAACCAATGTAGTGTCTTTTGACGAGCACCGCAGATGAAGAAACGAGGAGTCTGTAGGTACGATCTGTTCGGCAAAACCTTGGCTAAATACTTTACTGAAACCATTTAGTATGTCGGATTTGCTTCTGTCGCTGCTATAAAGGTCATCTAAAAATACGCCATCGCCGTTTTTCTTAAACTCCTTGTTTTCGTATCTTGCGGCAGATGTAAACTCTGGCTTATTTGCAAAACGCTTTATATCAAGAAGTTCTTTTTGTATTTTTGCGTATTCTTCGGGCGTAAAAAAATTATCCGCAACGACATATGTCAGCGAATTTTTTCTCAAGACCCGCAAGTCCATCATTCTGGAACTTTAGGCCACTGGATTGCGTCAGGGAATCCGGGCTGAAGACGAATCTCTCGCAAAGCACGCCGATACTCAACCCATGCAGCCTTGATGCCTGAAGTCATGGGCACATCCGGCAGCATCGACCAGTCCGACTCGGCCAGCATTTTCTTGGCGCGATCCCAGGCGAGGTCGCCCGCAGACGATGTTGCGGGGCCAGAGGGCGCATCGCCCACCTCAACCCAACCCATGTCGTTGTAGGCTTCGCCCAACCACGCCAGATCACCGATCTGATCGATGAAGCCGTGAAGGCCAAAGATCGGCCCCCAGTTTTCAGGCAGGGGTTGCGGCTCGTTTAGCGCGCTTCCGTCCGACAGTTTTTTGAGTTGCCACAGTTTCATTTTCCGGCTCCTTCTTTTGAGCACCACCATTCACATACACATACTCTTTTTGGGCAAGATTATGTGCAACTGTTGCTTCGGCTTGCGCCTGATCAAATCCTGATGCGCCAAGTTGCTGAAACACCGCCATGTCGTTTACAAACGGAACATGCCCATTAAGATGTTTCTTTTCTGCCTCACTGACGCGCCACTCGCGCCAACTTGCAAAATCTTGACGGGGTTTAAGCGCAATGTGGCATCCGACATTTGCTGCCAACTGATGGATTAGTTCGACAACCTCCACGGGCTGCATAGGCGTCCACAAAACAGAACCGTCATTTCCGCGCATCATCAATTCGGTTGTTCCACCAAAACAAGTGCCAACCGTAACAGACCGAGCGCGGTTAAGAGACGACTCAAAGTTCGCCTCGTCCTGTTTGCGCTGAATCTCTTGAAGTTTCTTCTCGTGTGTCATTGCGGATTCCAACTTATGACAACCTGCCCACCGGGCGATCCTACAGAAATTGGATAACTTGCGCCGGGAGTAACCGCTCTACAGTTTGTGGTGCTTGGATTTGCAGCGGATCCGGCATTACCTGAAGTGCCGGGGTTTCCAGCGTTGCCACGACCACCGCCACCGCCTCCAGGGCCGTAATAATTAAACGGAGAAGAACCGGCGCCACCGCCACTGCCTGCTCTGTTGGCGTTTGCCTTTCTGCCCGTCGGCCAAGAAGTAAAACACGGTGCCTGACCGCACCCAAAGCCTCCCCCACCGCCGCCGCCAGGAGTGCCACCAGCACCACCGGTATTTTGCGGGGGGGTATTGGGATAAGGGCAGTTTTTTGTGCTGCCATTATTACAAATTCCGGCACCTCCGCCGCCAAAACCAAGTTTCCAAGAGGCCAGGGGGCATGTCGTTTGGCTCGCCGTAGTGCCCGCACCTCCCCCATTTCCGCCAGCCCCCCCGGGCTGGGTGTTGTAGTTCTGGATAGAACTTGGGCACGGGCAAGCAAGGTTGGTAGTGGAGTTGCCTCCGGCACTACCCGTCGTTCCTTTTGAGCCGCCACTACCCGCAGCAGCGCCATTTCCTGCCGCCCCTCCGGGGAATGTTAAGCAAAACCCAGTAGATGCGTTGCCCGCATTTCCGGGGTTACCTGCTGATCCGGGGTTGCCGTCAAGTCCCGATGGAGGAATACCGCACTGTAAAAAGCCGCCAACTCCGACAGGCCCATTTCGAGTGCCGCCCTGACCATTGCACGGACAGTAAGGCGAAACAAAAAAACCAAAGCCTCCGCTGCCACCTCTACCACCTGATCCTGCGTTTCCGGCGTTACTGGAATTCCCCGGATTACCAGACCCGCCTTTACCAGTAACATTAATCCTGCTTACACCAACAGGCACAGTAAATGTGCCGGGTGAATTAAAAGTTTGCGTGCCGCCGGGGACAATTGACTTGCCACCGAACAGCGCAACTTTAGGTGTTCCTGCTGGCATTATTGGCTCCTTGTACCTGAATCGTACCCATATGCAGGGCGTTTATCTTTGGCGTGGTCTGCATTAGGGCCGTTTTTGTCCACATAATGCAGCATGAACTGCACATTGAGTTGCCCGTCTTTAAGCGGCTGCCGCCAGTGCGTCACATCACAGCCCAGGTAGATCACAGCATCGCCAGGGTTCAGCACATGTTTTTCGGGGTCGTTTTGCCCATATTGTGTATAAACCGGGGAAAACTCACCTTTAGTGGCTACATTGATCGTGACACTGACTTCGCAGGCAGGTCGATCAACATGCTGTTTCAGTTTCTCTCCCGGCTGATAGATGCGAGAGTACGAATATGTCGGGATGAGTTCTCTGCCCGTAGCGTCTTCTACAGATTCCTTACTTGCCTCAAGCAAAACTTCGATTAAAGGATCGGCGTAATACGCATACCTAGAGGTCGGATCGCCTTCTTTAGCGGCTTCTTTCCACTCGCCCCTACGAATCTTGTTTTCAAAGTATCTTGAAACAACAGCAATAGTTTGTTCGTCAATAAAATTCCTGACGAGAACGCAGCCGTGTTTTTCAAAGTGTTCTGCATCAGTCATAGTAAAACCATCCTGTCACGATGTACTTTGATGTATTGCCAAGTACCGTATTCCCGCGATGCGTGTGCGTATACGCAGCAGGCCAAATAATCATGGTGTTGGCTTCAGGGCGCAAACGAAGGCGTTGATACAGAAACTCGGTTTCCCCACCGTCCTGTTCGCCAAGATCGTTTAGGTACAACATGTAAACAAGCACGCGCTCGGCATGTTCCTTATTACCTTGCTCGGCGTGCCATACATGGTATCCGCCGCCAGGATCAGTACGCTGCATCTTCATGGCCGTACCGTGTATTTTGGCGTCTTTCAATACCGAAAACTGTTCTGTGTATTGGTCATAACATTGTTGAAGACCATTAAAGAACACGCGAGTAGCGGGCGTATCGTTGAAATCAGCAGCGTTATGAGCGCCAAAGTTTAGGCCCAACTGCATGTCGTTTTTGCGGTGCTTAGGCGCACCTTCCCCGCGCTGGCGATTTACACCTGCGCCTGACTCAACAAGCCGCTCAAACTCGTTGATCAAGTGTTGGCAATAACCTTCCGGGTACACATCCCGATAGATGCCAATGAACTCTTTGTATTCGGTGTTCATTTGAAGGGCGGGCCTGAAACCCAAGCAACAAGGGATTGACGGCTACCGCTTGTCACGGGGGTTACTTGGTGGAGTACATACGAAGGGAATGCTGCCACCAGACCCCGCTGTTTGCGAACGGTTTGCGGCTGACCACCAGTAGTTACTTGGAGGTTTCCCCCCTCGTACTGGCTCGGGTCGGTCAGTTGAAGTACCAGACTGAGTTTCCGGCTTATGTTTATCCTGCCCCCATAATCCACATGCCATCCGTACATCCCCTGTTCTGATTGATCGTAGTTGGTCAACTGAATCGGCTCACCAAATCCAGTCAGGTCAAACCGGTAGTATTGGGCATTGAGAGATGAAGCAATATGCCCCAGTTTCTCAAAAACCCAAGCGGTGTCTTGCGTCTTGTTGAGCCAAGATAACTGAGAGCGCCTGATTTTTTTAAGCGCCTCTTGTTCTACACCGCCCCCAACCTGCGCCTGTTGCTCGGCCTTCTGCGCCTGCTCTTGGAGCCAGTTCAGTTCCTGCTCCGTGAAGCCGCCTTCCCACCAAACAAACGGCTCAACAGGCATGGCATAAGGCGTCAGCAGGTGCTGCACGGGCGCTCCTTGTGTGACACGATGAAGTGAATGCACCGTGTTGGGGTGTCGGCATTGCTGCCGGTGAGTTGATGCTGCATCCACGAGTTTGCAAACATGACCGACCCCGGCACCATGTTGTTGAAGTGGATGTTGTTGGTGGCGTTGCTGACCTCTTCGCCCTGCACAAAGTCCAGTTCGATCATGGACTTGTTCATGCGGGTGTCGTGGTAGATAGGATATGCCCCACCTTGAGGCGTCTCCAAAAAGAACCAACCGCACATTTGGCTGTTCTTGTGGACATGCACATTCGTGCCGCCACCCCGGTTGACCTCCTGCGCCCACAGGCCGGAGAGGTAGAAGTCGTATCGGTCTACCGCGTAGCCTTGCCCCCGTAAAAGGTCTACGGCTGACAGAAGAATGTAGTTTGCCACTTCCTGCAAGGCAGGCTCGTGCCCAAGATGCGCGGACTGACACATCGGCCAATCGGGCTTGCGTACCTGATCCAAGTATTGGATGCATGTCGGCAGAACCTTCTCAGCCAAGTCGGGCCGCTCATCTCGGTAGACGATTGCCGGGAAGTAGGCAAAGCCTTGCATCAGGCGTCAATGTGGGCTTCAAGCGCAGCAGCAAAAGCGGCAATGTCAGCAGCAGTCACATCACGAGCATCCACAGGCTTGCTGCGGGCATTCTCGATCAGGGTTTCCTTCGCCAGACGCACGGCTTCCAAACGGGCACGGCGCTTGTCCATAGCCAGTTCATGGGCGCGGCGACCTGCTTCTTGCGCTTCTTGCAGTTCAATCTGTGCTTGTTGTTCAGCGGTCAGGGCCATTTTTCACTCCTTGAGTTAAGCCTTCATATCCTTCATGGCGATATTGCCGTACCAAGTCGTGCCGCCGTTGGGGGTGAAGAACACCCACACATCGACTGCGTTCGCCGTGGTGGTGCGAGACAGACTGGCTGCCCCGCCAGGGAAAACAAATGAACCGCCAGACCAAGCCACAGTTCTACCGGCAGTTCCATCGTTCGTCAAGATCAATGTAAACGAAGATGACCCCGTGGCGATGGGGTTGGACAGGGTGAATGTGCAGTTGCCGGTCAGCGTGGCCGTGAAGACATTCGCGTTCTGGAGGTTGATCGTGGTAGCCGTGCCAGTGTTACCCAGAGCAGATACCGTGTCAGCGTAGGCAACAGGTTGCGTGAAGCCTGCTGCGGTGATGGTAGCGCGGGTAGTGCTGTTGGTTCTGAGCGTTACAACCCCTGATGCACCATCTGCATAAATTCGTGTTTCGCCCGAAGTTGCACCGTTGCCAAATCCCACAAGATCAGTGGTTGAAAGAATAAACGCAACTGCACCCGATCCTTGCCGGAAATACCCAACAGCATTGCCAGTTGCCGATGGTGTTTCAACTTGCAATCGATAAGCAGGCGAACTCGTCCCAATGCCAAGACCTGTGGAGGTCAGGCGCATTTGTTCGGTGCCGGAAACCGTAGTGTTGTTTGCCGCTGTCATCCACGCATGGAAAGTGGCTGCCGTCTGAGAACTAGACCCTCCACCATAAAAAACAGCGTTATCTGTAGATGTACTGTATGGGTACATCACCAAGAAATTGGGCTGCGCATTTGTGTAATGCCGGAGAAGAAATTTTCCTTCTTTGGTTGTTGCGTTTGTTTCGTTTGATGACAGACGAAATTGATTATCGGCACCACCAACAATATCCACCCGAGCGGCTACCGTAGTGGCCCCAACCCCCAAATTGTTTCCGTCAAAAGTCAGGTTGGCCGAGGAGCCAATTGCGCTTGTGGACGAAGCGTAGAAAACCCGGTTGGCTGTAAACGAAGTCAGGCCCGTACCGCCGTTGGTGGTAGCAAGCGTTCCCGCGAGGGTCACTGCGCCAGAGGTGGCAGAAGACGGGGTGAAGCCCGTGGTGCCTGCGCTGAATGTCGTCACGCCGTCAGCCGTGCTTGTGGCGATCTTGACGAAATCACTGCCGTTCCAAGCAACAACTGCACGCTCACCGGACTCAAGCGTCACACCCGTGGTCGGGCCTGCGCCGACCAACTTAACCTGCTGAGAAGTCGAGGTGGCGTTGATGACGATGTAGGGCTTGCTTGCCGCAGGAGCCGTGATCGTCAACAGGCTTGCCGGGTTGCCGGTGCAGTTGATGATGCTGTACTGAGACGAGCCTGTGGCCCCGGAACCCGCCTGGGTCAAGGCTGATCCGGTTGTCTTGCTCAGGGTTACCGCAGTCTGGCTGCCGCTGATGGTCTGGGTTCCCGCTACAGCGCCGTCAAGGTAGTTGGTGATGTAGTCGTTGACCGTGTCGCCCCAGACGCCGGAGAGTTCTCCCGTGACCGGCAGGGCAAGACCCAAAAGGGAGGTGTATGAGGTGGGCATCTAAGGCTCCTACGGTGTGGTGTCCACAGGCGTCCAACCGGCGCTCTGTGTGTTGCTGATATTCTGCCAATTAGCGGTCTGGGTGTCATCAATGACTTCCCAGTATCGCCTTCCAGTAATGCTGTCCGTGGCCGTTGCAAGTTCGCTGATACTGGCGAAGAACCGGGCCTCTGCTGACTGTGCGTCTGATCCTGTAGCGGTTTCTGTTACTGCCGCTTGGACATCGTGGTTGGTGCTGACCTGATCCGTCCCCGTGGCAGATTCAGAAACTGCACCCTGTATTTCTTGATTTGCACTTACTGCGTCTGTTCCAGTGGCTGTCTCCGAGACATCACTGTAGAAGGCAAACGCGGCAGCGGTTTCGTCAGACCCAGTAGCCGTTTCAGAAATGTCCGAAGCAAAAGACTGCTGCGCGGCAAGGCTGTCCGATCCAGTGGCTGTCTCAGAAACTGCAACCCCATACTCCGGGGAAGAGGCCGTGGCGTCAGTTCCTGTTGCCGTCTCTGACAGAGCAACGCCCAAAGAACCGTTTGCCGCCGTTGCATCTGAGGCGGAGGCCGAATCTTCTACCTGAGACAGAAGACTGCCATTTGCTTCGGTTGCGTCTGTCCCGGTCGCGGTTTCGCTGACTTCAGGATTAGTGGACGCCCCTGCGGATATTGCGTCCGTCCCAGTAGCGGATTCTGCTACCGCAACACCAAACGCTGCATCTGCGGCAATCGCATCTGAGCCGGTTGCAGTCTCCGCTACATCGTTGTAGTAGGCCCGTGCGGAGTCAATGGCATCTGAGCCGGTTGCAGACTCAGATACCGAATTGTCGTAAACGGAGTCACCCCAACCGGCTTGACCCCATGTACCGGAACCCCATCCGCCGTCTGCCACAACTCATCCTTAACCGGCGAGGCTAAAGGTGTAGGTCACATTCAGAATGTCGCCAGAAACCACCGAGCGATCGCCAGGAGCGGAGAAGTCAGCAGCCGAGAACAGCGTGCCGGTCGTGCCACCCTTGGTGTTGTTGGAGGTCAGGAACGCGCCGCCAACCGTGGTCGTACCGTTGATCGAAAACACTGCCTTGCTTGCGGTGTTGGTCACCACAGAAGGATTGGCGTTCGTGGCGGAAGCAAAGGTCGCAGCAGGACGGGTGCTTTCACTGTATGCGGTCACTTCAGTCCAACCACCGTGGGTAGCCATCGTGTCACCGGCAGAGGGGCTGTTGGATGCAGCAGCGCCGTACAGACCCAGATACCAAGTGGTGATCTGAGCCGTTGAGGTCAGAGCAGAACCTGCCATGTACTGGAGGCCCACATTGACCACGAGATTGGGCGTCTCAGCAACCCACTTGAGGTTGCCGTCCTTGTCGTAGCACTCAACGGTGTACTTGCCCGTGGCCTTGGCACCTTCGGAGGCACCCGTGTTTGCAACCAGACCGCTTGCCGCGATGTCGGTGGCTTTTGCTTTTTCAATCGAGGACATGATGACTCCTATGCAATACGAATGATCGCGTTGGTGTTGTTTGCAGTTGGGAACTGCACTTGAAAACTTGTAGTTGCTGTCTTGTCGCCACCGAAGTCCAGCACGCACACCGTGGGGTTTCCACCGCCTACTTTGTAGATAAGCGCGCCACGGCATGTAAATGATGCCGGGTTCCAGGTCACGTTAGCGAACGACAAGTAAGCGACCGTATCCGAAAGAATAGGTCCAATGGTCGGTGCAGTGGTAACCGTCAACACTTCGCCACCCGCCGCATAGCCAGTGCCAGATGTTTCGCCAGAGGTGGTGTAAACCAACGTAGTCGGTCCAAGATTGGCCGCGCCCGTGTAGAGCGCGATCTTGAACGTGTCCGTGTTGAAGTTGAACGTGCCATCAGCAAGCCCGACTTTGAACGCGTTGGTGGCACCCTGTTGGATTGGCATCAAGCAACCCCATTATTCTGAGGTAGCGGGGGCAGACGGAACTGCCCGCTGCGGTATGCATCGCCGCGCTCCAGACCATCACCCAGACGTTTGGCCAGTTGCAGGGCTTCCATGTACTTTTGGTTGTACATGGCCATCATGTCCTGCTCACCCTTCATGTAGGTGTAGGCTTCCACGAGCGAGCCGTACAACAACACCGTATCGAAGTTGTCGCCTAGCCACGTCTGCCCGTTAGCCGCCACCGTGATTGACTCAGGGTAGTAGTAATAGTGCAGTTCGATTTCGTACGACGCATCCGGCGTGGGGCCAAGAATGAACGTCAGTTCGTCCTCGTTGTCTGACCGAGGGCCAAAGATGGCGTAGTAGCGCGGGATGGCTTTATCGCTGTTGGGGTTGGGGTACGCCTGCCGGATAAAGTTCACGTCTTTGTTCAGCAAATACTCGTACGAACCGTCCGCAGCAATCGCAGCCATCGAGTACACCGACAAAAAATCTGACGGGCACTGAAGGTACTTATTGTTGGCGGTGGTGTAACCCGTGACGTTCTTGCGTATCGACGGAAACTGAACCGAGTTGTAAATGCGCTGCTCAGCCTGCCTAACAAAGACAGGAATCTGCGCCACGAAGTCCGAACTCGGATTCTCCGTGTACGCCTGTATTGCGGCACTCAACGCAGCGTAGTTCACGCCATCGGCCCCCGAGCCATCGTGCCCTTGGTAGCGCAGCCGTTACCGCGAGTCTTGATGCCGTCGGTCTTGGTTGGCTTGTACGCGTTGCTGCGGACATTAGCCACAGACACGTTGGCTTCGCGGAGGTATTTCTTGTTGTCCTCTTCGCCAACAACGACGTTCGGGACAATCTTGGGCACTTTGTAGGTAGCCATCTCAGACCCCTTTTTGCTTGCGGCCAGGATTCATCTGGTTGGCAACCTTGGCCAGACCACGACCCATCTTGAGCATATCGCTGTTGGTTTTGCCGCCAGCGCGCATCTTTTTCACGTTGGCATCGGGATGTGCGCCCTTGCCCTTGGCCATGTGCTTCATCAGCATTTCTTTCGTGGTAGCCATTTTCTGCTCCTATGCTGTCACTACCGTGACTGTACCAATTTGAACCCGCAACACCAAGTCATTTGGCGTGAGTGCTGCATCGAATCCGCTTGACCCGCCAACAGGGTTCCATCCCCACTGGAAGTCGCGGCTGCCTTCGCTGGGGAAACCTACTTCGTTCTGGGTAGTCGCTGACCCATTTACAAGCTGCAACCCGGTGTTGCCTGACTGCGTATAGCTGTTGTCCGGACGGGGGTTACGAATGCCTTGCGGATCGTCAACCGGGTACATGCCAAGCTGCAACTGCGGTTGGTCTGGGTCCCAGCATTCAGGACAAACAAGCAGTTCGTAGTTCTTGGTCTTGATGATCTCCCGACGAAGAATCTTGAGCTTGAAACGGAAGTTACAACGATCGCACTGGGCGATCGCGTTCTTACCGGATGCAAACCTGTTACCCATTACGCAGTCCCGCTACCGATGAACTGCTGACGCGGCACAAACCGTACCGCTGCCTTTTCACGATCTTCGTCGGCGGCTAGCTGCCATGCCTCGTCATACTGCTGCTTGAGCACGGGTAGCCGCTCAGCCCCGCCAGGAATCTTCAGCGCCAAGTAGTACGCCAAGCCTGCGGCCAAGCACGGGAGGAACCGGAACGGGATGTCCATCGTCTTAATCCCGCCGCCAGCGTCCTGCACCCGGCGTAGACGCCAGTACACAAACTGATACGAGGTGCTCGGATCGGGAGTCGGCCAAACCGTGACCGAGTTCTTCTGAGTCAGGTAGATTGACTCAGCGGTTGTATGGCTAGCTGCTGTCGTTCCGCCCTGGCCACGAGCGCAGTTCAGCAGCAAGGCTGGGTTGCCACCGGAGGCCGCTTGGTACTCGTTGTAGAAGATCAACTCTGACCCGATAGTCACGAACCCGGCGTTGGGGAAACCAGCCAGGGTAGAGACAGGAATGCTCGTGACAGAAGAATTGAAGTTCGACGCAACGGTGGCGGCAGTCAGTGCACTTTGAGCACTCAACCGCTGGATGTACACCTGGATCGGACGCCCCTGGATCAGCTTGTTAGGGATCGTGGCGTACGTAGAAACACTGATCCGAGTGATGGTCAGATCGGCTTGATTGTTCGGTACGTTGGCTTGCGTACGGATAACGTGTTCCAGCAAGTCCACCGTGTCGTCCGGCAGTGCGTAGGTCGGCTGGCCAGTAACGAGCGGGATCATGCCCTGCTCGAACGTCCACATATTGATGCCGCGATTAGCCCAGTCGGCGAACAGCAAATTCAAACTGCGGCGAGCAGTGCGTAGGTCGTAGCCCGTACGAAGCTCACCACCTGCGCGCTCAAACGCCTCCTCGACGATCTCATTGAGGTCGAGGTTGAATGCTGCGAGGCCGGAGGTGGTCATTTAGCGGAACCTTGCTGTTTTCTTGGCGATGCCCTTGGGCTGCTTCACGAACTGCTTGCCGGAGGCTTTGCCTGCTCGCTTGGCTCGGGTTGTGGCTGCGTATTCTTGGGGGGAAAGACTTTTGATCGCAGCCTCTGGAAGATACCTTTCACCCGTGTCAGAAGATCGTTTACCACTTTTCGTCCTCCACTTTTGGGCAGTCCAGTCCTTGAGCGACTGCTGTGACGGTTTAGTCACGATAGCTCCCGCCCTTTTCCTTGTAACGCTTGGCCAGTAGCTGCGCTTTTCTCGCGCTCCACTGACCTGCCGCAGTACCTTGCACCGCTTGAGCCTTGATGGACTCAAACAGCGACTTGCGCATACCCGGCTTGGTGTAGTTCCCGGCCTCGTTGACCTTGGACTTGACCTTGCCGCCTTCGGCGTACTCAGTGAAATCGGTGTCGTCGCGGCGAGCCTTGCGCTTGCCGCCGGGCATCTTGCTGGGGTTCATGATCCCCATTCCGCGACTTGCCATCATTTCAGTACATCCTTCCGCGAGTCTTACCGCGCATAGCGCAGCCATCAGCACGCGATGAAGCAGAGCCCCCTTTGGCCAGCGGCGCACCTTCTGGGTCGCGGGGTGGTTCTTTCATCTTGCCGCCAAATTTCTGAAGCATCTCCGCACGGAAAGGACGCTCAGGCTTCGCCGATTCTTTCGGCTTACGCTTGGGTTCCGGCTTGATTTGAGGTACCGGCTCGGCAATCGCCGTGCGAACAGCTTCTTCAGCAGACGGCAGTTTGCCGCCATCAGCGTAGCGGCGCTTCATTTCAGCACTTCCCGCCGTAAGCCTTGCCGCCCTTCTTCATGCCCAGGGGCTTGGAAGCGGCCATCTTGACTTGCGTGCCCTTGGTCTTGCCCTTCATGGCCAGACCGTCGCGGCTAGGAGCAGCGGTAGGAACAGCGCCCATCTTGGCCTTGGTGATACCGCCAGAAGCCATCTTCTTCATGCTCTTCATTTCTTTTTCCTCGTGTTTGATCATGGACTTGGGAGCGCCTGCCTTCTTCATGAAGGAGACTTCTTTTTTCATCATTGCCGGGGACTCTTTCATCTCGCCGCCTTTCGCAAAAAGTTCCATCTTGCCCCGATGGACCTTGGGTTTGTTGATCGCCTGAGCATCGGGACGGGTACCTGAACCGAACTTCTTGCCTTTGTCAGCCTTCATGAACTCTTCGCCAACAGTTTTAGGAACACCAGCCTTCTTTGCAAACGCCGGGTTGTTGGCTACAGCCGCCATGAAGTTGTGCTGTTTTTTGCTAACTGAGGGCACTGCGCTGCTCCTTCATGTAGGCGTCCAACTTACCTTCCAACCGATCAAGCCGCGCAATCACGCGGTTCATGTCGTCGTGCACGTCTGACTTGGTCACGTACTCCTTGGCAATCTCTTCCCGCGTGCGATTGAGCAGGATTTGAATGCGCTGCACTTCCTCTGCATGGCTCTTGATCACCCAGAGGATGATCGCCGAGAGGAAAGACAGGATGACGTTCCATATCAGCAGTTCCATGCCCGCAAACTCTTATTGATACGGCTGTTGGGATCGTTCTTCGTCTTCTCGCTAGTCAGCTTGCTCTTCATCCCAGACATTCTGGCGCAGAAGGACTTGCGCCTTCCAGCGTCTTTCTCCGTCTTCGGATTCGGAGCGGGAGGCTTGAGGCCCGGCTTCCCAGGATTCGCGCGGTTGTAGGAGGCGCGCCCTTTGGCGTTCAAGCCGCCCTTCGGGTTCTTGCCTTCCTTGCGCTGCCATGCTTCTGACTTAGCCATAAAAGAGGGTCACGGCAGCAGCACTGCCCGTGTCGCAGAAGACGCCGTTCTCGGCCAAGATGCCTTCGCCGGGGATCACCACCGTGTGGCAACCGTTGGCGTTGGCGCCCACCTTCAACAACACCGTGCCAGAAGCAGCCGATGCGTTGTCGTAGAAGATCACCGGATCAGTGCCTGCTGAAGACACAGCGACATACGCGCCTTTGATGCGCGTACGGTACGTGACCATAGCCGCATCACTCGTAATGAACGCGGCTTTTACGTCGTATTGCATCGCCATGATGCGCTCCTATTAGGCCGTACGAGTGAACGTGTAGGCAGTGGCGCTGGAGAACATCAGGGTGAAACGGGCGATACCCGTGGCACCGGAAGCAATGGTCAGATCACCGAAGGAACCAGCGGTGTCCACGGCGGCGCTAGACAGCACGGCGTTCGTGTTGACTGCCACCGTCACCGTGCTCGCGCCTGCGGTGTTGTCGATGAACAAGTCCAGCACGGTACCGCGAGATGCACCCAGGAAAGTACCAAGAGCGGTGCCGGTAGGCAACGTGATGGTGGTCGGGGCAGCCGAAGTAGAGGTGATGTACCCGTCAGCAACCTGAGCCGCAGTAGCAGTAGCGTCCGAGTTGATGGCGTTAGCGGAAGTGGGTTGGTGACCCTGGATGAAGCCGTTTTGCGAAACAACCGGCCCATTAAAGGTAGTGCGTGCCATTGAAGGCTCCTCAATTGCGCTTACTGTCTGTGAGGTCAGTCCGCCAAGCCGGTCAGTAAGCAGTGGGAAGTCTTGGACTTACCGAGTTTATACACCCGCCAAAGAAAAAAGAAAAGGGGGCCGAAGCCCCCTTTTCTGCTCAGTAGATCAGGACGAACCCGAAGAACCGAACATTCCCAGCGGATCAGACCAGCCGAACGAATAACGCTCGCGGGCCTTGTAACGCACGTTACCGGTGTCGAAGTCGCCGTCCATGCTGTTTTGCAGCGGGGTGCGGACGAAATGCTTCATACCGTTAGGCACGTCCGTGGTCAGGAACCACGCATTGCTGTCGGTCAAGAAGTGGTTAACGGTGTAACCCTCGGGGATTGCACCCATCTGCTTGATAGCGTTGATGTCGTTATCAGCAGTTGCCACACGCAGTTCGGTGTCCAGCAGACGCTTGGCAACGAACATCAGTGCGGGCGGGATCACCAGCTTCTTGGGCTTGGCAGCGATCAGCAAGCCACGCTCATCCGTCCAGGCAGCGATCTGAATAACGGCGGCTTCCAGAGAAGTTTCGTTCAGGTCAACCTGCACAGCGGGCGTGTTGCTGTTGGTGCCACCGCTGACCAGGGGGTGGTCAGTAGCGAACAGGGCCTTGCCGTCGCCACCGGGGTAGCTGGCAGAGAAGCCGTTGTTCAGCACCGCAGCAGCCTTAACCTGCTTGGTGTAGGCCATTGCACGGGCCAGCGCCTTGGTGTAACGAGCAGACAGGCTGTCGTACAGGTTGTCTTCGATCGCCTCTTCGGTGATCGAGAAACCCAAAGCGATGGTTTCGTGCGTATAGCGGGTGCTCCAAGCCTCCTGCGCATTGTCATAAGCAATGGCAGAGCCTTCGTTCTTCACCGGAGCGGCGGAGAAGCCAGACAGCTTGGTTTCCTCTTCAAACGAACGCTCAGAAGTCTCGGTTTCGTAGACTTCCTTGTGCTCTTCGCCGTAGCGAGCGTACTCCAGACCGAACAGGGCGTTCAGGCCGGGGAGCAGCTCTTTCAGCAGTTGTGCGCGTGAAATAGCCATTTTGTATTACTCCTTCGGTCAGACGCCAGTGGCGTTCAAGTACTGATGACCGCCGGTCACAACGCTAGCCGTCGTGGTGGTGATGCCACCGCTGGACGTAGACGTGGACACAACGTACGGCGCATTGAACTTGACGATCAGTTCGCAGAAATTGCCAGACGAGTTGGCAGTGTCAGGAACCACGTCAATGATACGGATAGGCAGCGAAGCGGTGTTCGTGTTGCCATCCGTGTACACGCCGATAGCGGAGTCACCGGTAACGGCAGAGCCCGTGTTTTGCACGAGTTCAGCGTTGGTGCCAATAACAGTGCGACCCAGGAAAGCCGGGGTCAGACCGTTACCGTCTTCGGTGTTGCCAGCAACCAGAACAACCTTGAACAGTTGGTCAGGATCGTCAGCCACGAAAGCCAGAATGGTCGTTCCATTCTTGACGGCCAAACTCGCAGGGTAGTACTGCGAGAAGGTCAGTTGCCCAGTGGTTGCACTGGTGTACTGGCAGCCCAAGAACACGCCGCAAGGCGTGGCCGTAGCTTGGCCAGTATCCTTTTCAATGGTGCCACCAGCAACAAGCTTGACAACGTCGCCATAGAAAATGCTGGTGCCGTAGCCGGTACCAGACGTATTTGCAATGACGAGTTGACGAGTTGCTCCGGCGAACACCTGCCCGCCGATCAGATTGATCGGCTTCAAGCCATAAGGCTTGTCAACGGTCGGGTAAGCCATGAAAGACTCCTAGATTTAAGAACCAGAACCGAAAGTAACCTTCGATTTCTTCTCAGAGAAAAGAGGCATGCGAGGGTCACTGTCGCGCATGAAATTGTTGTCCACCGATTCCACTTGAGCCTTGTTTTGGCTCTCGTAGTACTTGGAGCGTTGCTCCATGAACTCCTTCGGAATACGGCAAAGCAACAGTCCGCCTATCTCGATGCTGCCCTTAAAGCGGCCTTCGGTAGACGCGTGCATCATGAGTTCGGGATAGTCCTCTGCCTTGCAGGGTTCGTATCCTTCACGAAGTTTTGAAGAGATGTTGCTGGGATCAGCCGCGCCCATCGTGGAAGTACGCACCCAGCGGTGCGACCAACCCGGACGCTCGTCAGGGGTCGGCAGAGTCTCAGGAGCCCGCCATGCGGTAGGACGCATCGTCGTTTGACGTGCTTCCAACTCACGAGAAAGCCGATTTTGAGCCTTGACCTGTTCCATTATTCACCTCTCTTCAATTGAGCAACCTGTTTCGCGTACAACTCTAAAGGGACCCCAAGACGCTTTGCGATAGCTGCCTCGGATGCCTTCAGCCTGATACGGTTAGGCGGGGTACTGCGAGTAGCCGGAGCCACCACAGTGGTTTGTTTTGCACGGCGAGTAGTTTCTACTTCGTCCGGTTTTGAAGCCGTTTTAGAAGAAGCTTCATCTTCATCTTTGCTCCCGAAATGCTCGGGGAATCGTTTCCGCATGGTACGGTCAATCGTTCGGAAATAATCTTCCGTACCAATGTAGTCTGGACCATATTCGCGTTGAAGTTTCCTGTCAAGCCCCATCGCGGCGCTTGTCATTTCTTCATCTTTTCCGAACCAGTCGTTGTTCTCCGCGAGCCAATCCTGAGTACGTTCACTCAGTTTGGGGGCTGCTGGAGCGGGGGCCTGGGGAGCAACTTTGGGCTCTTGTACTTCAACAGGCCGCATCCTCTGGGCCTGCTCCATCTGATATGTCGCTTTGGCGATTTCTTTCTGCGCCGCGATCATGGCGTCTGCGTCAGCAGACTCGTACGCCTTGCGGTACTTTTCCTCCGCTGCGGACAAAGTCGCTTCAGCAACCGTCTTGGATTGTTCAATATAGGCTTGGCTGCCGTTGGCCAACTGCTCTTGGAGTTTCTTGTTCTCCTCGTAAACCTGACGAGCAAAAGCTTCAGCCGCCTCACGCTCGCGGATTGCCTCTTCCTTGGCACGCCGCTCGTCGTGGTATCCACGGGTGAACTTTTTGATCCGTTTTTGGACTTTTTCGTCGTAGGACGCTAGCTCTTCGTCAGTAACTTCGTCTACGGGCTGGGCCATCGGGGCTCGACCACGGTCTTGCTCGGGGGTATCGTCCTCGATTTCGACCTCAAAATCATCAGCAGCGGCGGCTTTTTGCCCCTGCTTTTCGGCTTCTTTGGCTTCCTTTTCGTCAGGAAACTCAAAGTCTTCGCCCTTGTATTCCGTTGTTGCCATGTCTGCTCCTTATGCAGCGCGAGTGATACCGCGCGGGTCTTCAACAACAGCCTCGACCGAATCATCGTTGATGATGCGGAACTCGCGGCCATGAATCTTCAGGCGAGTGCCTGAATTGGGTCGGACGATAACGAAGTCACCGACCTTGCACGACGGTCCACTGGGGAACCGGGTCTTGTCTGCGTAGGCGTCAGGGCCAATCTTGACCACGAACAGAACAGGAGTGAGTACTTCCTCATAGTGCATGGTCTTGGAATCCTTGATGAGTCCGACCTCACTGTCTTGATACTCTTCCATCGCCTCTGGGACAACGCACAGAAGGTGATAGGTCTTGGGTTCAGGCAACTGCTTGGCTTTCTGTTCAGAAGCCTTGTTCAGCAGCGGCGCGAGGTCAATAGCACCCGCAAAATCAGTCATCAGCATGCTCCATTCGTTGCACGAGGTCGTTAATGATGGCTTCTGCGAGGCTCAGACCCCGGATGATCCCGCAGACGTTTCGGTACTCGTCAAAGTTGATGGCCCGACCCGCGCCCAGAAAGGCGATGTTGTCGGCCCTCAACTTGTCGATCTCTTTGGCCACATGGGCCAGAACTTTTAGGTCATTCAACTCTTGTCCTTCTTAGAGGTTTGTCTTTGCGCAGCGGCCATCTGCATGGCCATCTGCGCCCGGTGTTTGGCGATGTCAGCGCCAATCTTTGTGCCATCAACAAGCTGCTGCTTCTGCAATTTGTCCTTTGCAGCGGCTGCGGTAGCCGCGACTTGCATGGCAGCGATCTCCTTTTGAGCCGCGATCCGGGCCTTCTCAATTTCGAGTTGGTCGGCTTTTGCAGCGGCTTCAATCTGCTGTTTCTGCGCCTTGAGTTGAAGGTCTTGTTGCTTGAGTTGAAGTTCCTGCATCTGCATCTGGACGATCGGGTCCTGCATCTGCTGTTGAGCAGCGGCGGCTGCGGCCTGCTGCTGGTTCTGCTGGGTGATGGCCATTGACGCCTGAGCCACCATGACAGCGATCTGGTCGGCGATCTCCGGGGCCACCTTCTTGGTCTGCTCCTCGTTGGGCAGGATCATCCCCGTGGCCATCTCGACCTGCTTGCGATACTCGAAGCCCATGTGCTCGTTGATGTGAGCCATCGTCGCAGCCACGATCATCTGCGCCTGCGGGTTCATCTGCATCAACTGTTGAATCTTCGGGTTCTGGAGCATGGCCATGTGCGTGGCAATATGCGCCTCGTGGTTCTGCTCCATGAACGCCTTGACCGGCTTCATCGTCAGCAAGTCCTGGTTCTCCGTGACGGGGTCCTTCGGAGTCAGGTCGTCCTCGATCGGCACCAGCTTCTGAGCGTTCTTGATCCCAAGCACGTCCAACATCTGACGGTTGAGCAACGCCATGTTGAACAACTGCGGCGACGCCTGAGCCAACTGGAACGCAGCCTGATACTGCACGATCTTCTGTGCCATCGTGGCAGCGTTGGGGTCGCTGACCGGGATCACATCCGTGCTGTCGTAGTCACCTCGCCGGGCCATCCGCGAGCCTTCCTCCGGCTCGTAGGAATACTCCTCGGGCGTGTAGTCAGCGATGATGTTCTTGAGCAGACGCAACTCCTGCTTCATCGCATAGTGCAGTCGAGCTTGAACTGCGCTCATCACCTTCAGCGTGCGCTCAAGGATGGCCAGGGTGGTGCCCACCGGAGCTTGTGCTCCCATGTCGCTGACCTTGATGTCACCTGCCGAGGCAAACGCGCGGCCTTCCTGCACGATGTTCTGGAACAGAGCAAACAGAACTTGGCTCGGCTCCTTGTATGGCAGGGGCAGGATGTTGTCGCGGATCGAGCCAGACGGCACGTCTACATCACGGAACTCGCCGGGGGCGATCGGGGTGTCATCTCCCTTGACCCGCAAGCCGCGTGACTTCAAGCCACCGGGCAGGTTGGACAGCGTGCCAGCATCGACCAACTGACGGATCAGCATCGTGGCCGACTTGGCATATCCACCGATCAGGTGGATCAGCCCGTAGCCATAGAAGCCAAAGCCAGGGATGTACTGATAGTGGACGAAGTGTTCGCGCTTGAGTTTGAGCTTGTCGTCCTCGTACCAATTGCGACGGATGGCCAGGACGGTGCGGGTGGCCTTCTCTACGGTAACGACGTACGGTAGTGCAATCCCGGTGGGGTTGCCGTCCTTGTCTGTGTCCTCGTAGCCCTTCAAGTCCAGAACGACAGACATCTCCAGCAGCCGGTAGCGGTCGTCCTGCATGGCCGTCATGCCCTGCTCTTCGGCCTTCTGCTTCTCAATGTCGTCCAACTCACGTGAGGGCTCGCCCAGTTCTACTTCGCGGTAGAACCCAGCGGCCTGGAGTTTGGCGATCTCGTTCTTGGTCTTACGCATGACGTGCGTCACGCGCTCCGCACGCTCCAAATTGGCTGCACCGTAGGGCACCACGATGTCCTCAGCGGGGATGAACATCGCCACCTGACGGCCCAGACTCGGGTCGTAATAGACCTTCTTGAACGCTGAACCCGAAATGGGCAGGTTCCACAGCAGCTTCTCGTGCTCAGGACGATACTCCTGCATCACGTCCGTCAACTGATAGTTCATGTCCTCCTGGACACGCTGTGCTGCGTCCTGCTTCTCCGGGGTGTCCTTGCCCAAGATTTTGGTCTTGACAGGCCCAGCAGCCGGAAAAGTCTCCATGATTGCCTCTGACTGGAACCTCACGACAGACTCCGTCAGCATCGGGTGGAACACACCACACGCACCCTGCCACGGCTCTGTACGTTCCTCGTACTTCAGGCCAAGGAGCTTCAAGCCATCGACGTAGGTCTGAATCCATTCTTTGCGATCTCCTTGGTCCTTGGTGAAATCGTCCACCAGATCGTTGCCCAGACTCTGGAGCACGTTGTCGTCGATGAACTCGGCGAGGTTGGCATCAAAGTCCTCAGACGTCTTGGGCTCGGGACGCAGTTCAATCTCAATGTCACCCATGCCGATGCTGACCGACTCAGGGTCTTCAATCTCAATCTCGATGGGCTCCATCTCTGCTGCCATCGCGTCTAGGCCCAGGGGCGCGCCGTACAGAGCCTTGTCAATTCCGCTTGTTGCCATGATCAATCCTTACACCGTATAAAACCGTTCTTTGCGTGGACTCATGAAGTACCGAATGTCGTCCTGCTCATCGCTGGGCAGGCGGATAAACCCACCCTGCCGGAAGCGCAGCAGTGCCAACGTGGTCGAGTCCACAAGGTCGTCGTTTGTGCCGGATGGGAAGTCGTTGCACTCTTCAATAACTTCCTTGGCCCAGCGTCTATCGGGAGCCCATACTATCCCACTACGAAACAAATCGGAAACCGCATTTACGCGGCTTATCTTGTCCTGGCCTCTGCCCGGCGTGAACTCGCCGATGGGCACACCCATGCGCCTGAACTCCTGGTACAGCGCCGCACCGTTGGACTTCTTCTCCACCATGAACGCGTCAGGTTGCCAATCCTTGTACTCCTCCAGCACAAGCTGTTTGAGGTCAGGAAACTCCATGCGCTTCTTGATGGCGTTCAGAAGAATGATGTTGTAGTTGCTTGTCTCTTCGTTGAAGAACACGCCCCACGTAGTCAGAGCGTTGTAGTCCGCGCGGTTGTTGGATTCCTGCGCGGCGTCCAGAGACATGATGGTGAACTCACAGGACGGTGGGTCGTCCTTGTCCCATATCTGCCACCACTCTCGCTTGATCAGCGCGCCTTCTTCCGAGACGGGGTTCTGCATGTACTGGGCCTGCCAGTACCGGGGGTCCATACCCGCCTTTTTGGCCAGCAGTTCTTCTAGGCTCCAGAACTCGCTCCACAGCGGCTTTTCGTTCAGGATCGCGGGGAACTCAACGACTTCCCACTCGTCTACGCCTTCTTCGCGCCCCATCTGCGCAATGATCTGCCCCGTGAGGTCCAACTTGGACCAGCGTGTCATCACAACGATGATTGCACCGCCCGGCATAAGACGCTGAATAGGCCCAGACTGAAACCACTCCCAAGCAGGCAGAAAAACATCGGGTCGCCCCAGCTTAGCGTCTTGTTCAGAATGAGGATCGTCAATGATAAATAGGTCAGCACCGCGACCAGCAAGGGCACCACCCACGCCAATTGCGAAATACTCTCCATTGAAGTTCGTCCCCCAACGACTGGCTGATTTGCTGTCTGCTTGCAGTTCTACCTGCGGGAAGATGTCCTTGTACGAGTCAGAACTGACCAGATTTCGCACCCTACGGCCAAAGTTCACCGCCAGATCGGCAGTGTGCGAGGCCATGATGACCTTTTTGTGCGGATATTTACCCAAAAACCACGCTGGCGCAAGATAGGAGATGAGTTCTGACTTGCCGTGGCGTGGCGCAATGTTCACAATCACGCGTTTTTTCTTCCCCGAGGCGATTTCCTCGAAGATTCGGGCCAGTCTGCGGTGGTGTGGACCGACTTTGTACCCCGGATAGACGTGTTCTGCGAAGGAAAGTAAGGAATCGCGCCCCAAAATCTGCGCAGACTCGGCATCCCACGCCTTCAGAAGCTCCAAAGTCCGCTTTTTGTCCTCCAACGACATCGTTGGAAGCAAATTTTTCAGCGTTTGAATCTGTTCAGGCTTGATCCGCATCGGTCTGAGGCTCAATGTCCGTCACATCCGTCGGAATCACACGCGTTTTCACGTCGATCGTGCGTTTTTCGAGCTTTTCCAGCGTCTCAAGTAGCTCTTTTTCGACTTCTTCGATGCTCTGCTGCTTGACGGTCATCTCCGACCGCTTCTTGAACGCATCCACACCGTCAATTTCACCCAGCGAACGTAGAGCAGTAAGCCGTATCTTCGCATCTGGATGCTCTGTCTCCGCCACCAGCTTGTTGACGACATAGGTCTTCAAATCCGCCAACTCCTTGACAACCAAGGAATCATGTTGTGCAACAAGCCCAGCGAGATACGCAACCGTAGGATTTGTATACGTGGATAGCTGAGCGGCCATCGCTTTGTTGCCCAGCATCTTTTGAGCGACTTCCAACGCTTTGCCTCGCTCGGCTTCAGTGGGTTCTATGGGGTTGCCGGTCAAATCAGAGATCAGTTTGACCGTTCTGGCGCGCATCTCCAACTCTTCACGCTCTGACAGGTCAGGCAGGGCTTCCGTTGCAGAAGCCGGGAGAGGCACATCGAAATCGATGTCAGGAACAAGTTCGTCCATAGGAGGAAAAGGGCACTCCAAAGTTGACATCAATATAGCACGGCTTTTTGAAAGGAGGTAGGGACTCCTACCGGGGGGTGTTGGGAAAGTAGAAGTTATTACACCTAGGGTTTTTACTTAAAAGGGGGGAGGGGGGTGCGGGGAAGTTTGGGAAGTGGTGTGGTGATTTGCGCGGA